GCATAGGCGTGTTGTCCTTGTCGGGGCGCTCCAGTACAGCGTTCAGGTTGGTCTGCGGTATCTCCAGGTAGGTCGGGGAGATGAAGATACTACGGGTCGCACGGGCGATAGCCGCAGTGGCAGTGCCCGCCTGCCCTGAGAAATACGCGGCCCTATCGACTGCGGCATTGATGACGGCTTCTGCAACGGCCATTATTTAACCCTCCGGGTGATGACTTCGGGCAGGTATTCAAGCCCTTGTAGTTTCGTAATCCCGTCCAGACGAAATGCCCAGTAACGGCCTTTATTTCCACGGCCCAGCTTCTGCTTGCGACCGCCGAATTGCGCGGTGTAAGTGTGGGCTTCAGCCCCATCAACGATGGTAGTTATATCGAAAACTTCGTCCGTATCCGTATAAATGAACGGTACATTCTTACTGTGGAAGTCGCCGAAGTCGGTTTCTTTGGTAGTGATCGACCCAGTAGTAACCTGCCCTGACAGGCTATAGAACCCGTCGGCCCCGATGCAATAGTTCACTCCACCGATACGGGCGACGTGCATGAACGGGAACGTATCGTACCGGCTGACCTCGTTAGTCAGTACATTCATCACGTAGGCTTCAGCGTACGCAGCGTTAAACGTGGAGGATATCCTCGGCTCAACAGCGAAACCACGGGCAGTGATTCGACCGTAGGCTAGTCCTGCAAGGAACGACCCGCCTGTGACCGTGCCGAACACCGGAACTGTAGCGGATATACGTACCGCAGTAGCGAAGCCGCTACCTTGTATTACCCCTAATGGGGGTGCCGTCCCGATTATTACCGGCGTAACTTTGAACGAACGGGCAGTGACCGACCCGCCGCCTAGAATACTGGCGTCTACTTTGAAGCCGCGTCCCAAGACCACGCCGGTATACGACCCGGTTGAGACGATATTCGGCTCTGCCCTGAATCCCCGCGCAGTTACGCTGCCATAAAACGCCGCAGTACCTGTGATCACTACATCGGCAGCGAACATACCTCCGGTGACGATACCGCCGCCGAAAATAGACGCATCAACCCTGAACGACCCCGCTGTAACCACGCCGGTATTTACCGGAGCGCCTAGTATGATAGGGTCTGCTACCGCAAAACTACCAGCGGTAACCGTACCGTAGGGCGTGCTCTCCAATACAGGATCGCCGCCGATGAGCTGCAGATCCAGTAGCGTAGCGGCCTTGTCAAATTTTTGACGGAAGATCGGATCGCCGCCGTAGAATGCCATGTCCAGCGGAAGGGGCGTGTAATTGCCCCAAAACGCTTTGTTGAACATATCCGATTCGGCGGGGTTTACGTCCCCTGAGAACGTGGACTGTACTAACGGCAGTAGGCCATGCTTAATCGTCTGCCGTGAAAGCAGTGCATTAAAATAGCGTAACTGTCCGTTAATCGCCATCGCTTACCCCTGAGTCCAGACTACTTGGCCAGCAAAGTTTGACACGCCCGCCGCAGTAGTAGTGGATGGGTAGAAAATCAGGAATGGCACCGTGCCGTTAAATAAGCGAGGGAATCCGCTAGTAATGGCATCAACTGCGGTGGGGACGTAAGCGCCTACAAGTTCCAGTGCTACTATCGGGCGGTACGCAACCAAATTGAGCGACCCCGCCGCCCAGGTTGTGCCGACTGTTATGGACTCAACCGACTTGACCCCTTTATCACCGGCCTGCAGTCCCATAGGGTAGAAACTCCCGATTGGGTTAGCCGCGATAGTGCTAACCGCATTAGTCGCTGTTCTGCCGGCAGTAGCTGCTGAGTTGGTGTATGACATGGTTAGCGTAGGGGCGTTAGTCGTTGTGGCTACGTTAATCTCTACACCAATCAGAACGCCTTCGCCATTAACCGATGCGTTATTATCCCGCGCCGGAAACGCAGTTGAGTTGATAACCTGTGCCGTCGTTACAGTAGCAGAGATGACGCCGTTGGTAGAGGTCTGATAACCGCATTGCCATAGTCTGTCAGCCAGCACTAACACGCCGCTTTGTGGCGCTAAACCCTGGAATCGTGACAGATAAGAATTGCCACTGACGGGATCGGTAAACGGTATTTGTCCGTTGACCTCCGCTGATGTACTAGATAGCGCAACACCGCCCGATGTCGCGGTATCGACCGCCCCGGCTCCAGGACTACCCGCCGCAGTCCATAGCGAGAACGGTTTACCGGCGGTAAGGATCACCGATGCGGTCGCTTTGGTAATGAATCGGGGCCATTGCGCCCCGGCAATCGCGCCATCTAAAGAAGTAATAGCCATGTTATGCTCCAGGCCCCGTACGGAACCATCCTAGTGATGGGGTATTGACCTTGAACACATCCGCACTAGAGCTCGCTGAACTCCCGGTATCGATAGTGTTGAGGTCGACGTAAAATATCAATTTGGCCGTAGTGGCTATAATGTTCGCGTCCACGGGCTGCACGCACAGCAGGTACTTAGCCGCGATAGTGACGGCTGATCCAAAATCAGCGTCGGCACTCCTGAAGTACGTAGTGCCTAACGTCGTGGTCTTATCGATAGTGGGCGTCGCCAGGGCGATAGGCGAGCCGTCCCCGGTAGTAATGTAGTCCACACCCGCCGACCCAACATTCGCCAAGGTTGTGTGCGCTGTCGACGGAGTGTAGGTGCTCTTCGCGAGCACGAACATGCAGCTACCCGTCGCAGAATCGTCCCACTGCCTTCCAGCGGTGCCGAATATCACGGACTCCAACTGGTTGTATTTTGTAACTCTACCGACAGGCATGCGCTACTCCTTAAGAAATATTGGCTAGCGGAATGGTGTAGTCAGAGATCACCGCAGTTTGATCGATAGCGGTAAAAGTAACTTTCTCCAACTTACAATCGCCGGATGTTACGCCAACACTGAAGTCATGACGAACCAGTGAGGTTGACGACTGCCCAGTGTCTGATGCAGAGTTACTGACAAATCGGCCCCATCCAATAGTCCCAATGGCGACAGTCTTGAATTTCCATTCCTCGGCAGCGGCCTTGTTCATAGACGCCAGCACAGGAGCATCAAACTCCAGACCATTGGTCACGGTGCCTGCCGTCCAGGCGCCCGCCGATAGCGTAACCATGCCCATGTAGGTTCCAGTCGGCGCGTCGTCAGGTGACGCTGGTTGCGACCCTGTATAAAACTTGATGACCCCGTTTGCCAGATCCGTCTTCATGGTGGCCAGAAGGCTGTTGAATTGCCCGGTTGAAAATCTGTAAGCCATCTCGGCCTCCTTAGTTAGTGAACTTGTTGTAGGCTGTGCCTAGCCCGTCATGGGTAGCCACGTATTTCATAACCCCATTCGAGTAAACGATCTGGGTGTTGCAGTTCTCGCCCATTGGCAGGGAAACCTGACTGCCGGTGAGCTCCTGGAACGGAAGTGCTTTCGCTACCCCGCGAACCGTGTGAATCAGAAGTGACCTATCCGGCAACCGTACCATCGACCGTCCAGGGATAACCCCGTACTCAGCGACTAGCGCTAAGCCCTCGGACTCGTACACGTAGATGCCAGTCAAAGTCCCAATCACTAGCCCCTGCGGGGTACTGCGCATATCCAGGATGCGTCCGGGTATCACGAAGTAAGCGTCGTCGACGCCATACAGGTGGAACAGTAACGGATCGCTGTAGTACACAACGGTATGGTCGGGATGGTCCTCGGTCACGTACAAACGGGACTCGTGGTATTCAATCTTGTTAGCCCGCTCTGGAAACGGATTCGCGTTCAACTGCGCCGGCACCAATCGGTACCCTGTCGCCATGTTGAAGAACACGTCGCCGTCAGGGTCTGTGATGTAGACGTTCGCCGTGAAGCCGTCGAGCGGTGCAGGGGTAATCAATATCGCGCCGGGGGCATCGAGTCGGACGACAACAACGGGAGACGTTCCGCCCTCAAGACCATCGACGCTGGTGTACGTAGTGATGATGCTGTACTGCCCGGCTGGCCACGATCCGCCTGTAATGACGATTTCGGGCTGTGACGGTACTGGAACCTTCAGATCGACAACCTGCCCGCCATGTACCTTAAGTCCGTCGTTCGTGAACAGAACCTCTTGGTAGTCGGCGAACGCCGTAGCCGTTGAAGCGGCCAAGTCAGCGGTAGATAATCCGGGGTCAACCCTAAGGAGTCGCCCCCCTGACACGATGTAACAGGTATCGCCGAACGTACTGTAGGCCGTTGTTACTGGCAGACTAAGTATTAGCGCAGTGTCTTCACGCGCAACGATACCGCCATCGTTCGTGATATCCACGTTAACAGCATCTTGTAGCGCCTCGTCGTCGATATCTCTGTTTGATGAGGTATTCTGGATACCTTTAAACTTAGAAATTATCATCTGCGGTGCCCATAAATCTTTTCGTATCCGACGCAATGAAAACGGCCTCGAATAGTTTCCGGATACCATTTTTGCACCCGTATATTTAAAGAGTCAGGTTCGGCCTTTTTTGCGCAACTGTGCGCCTGCCTACAGAAGCTTGTTGAACACTGTTCAAATATATCCGCCATACCTACCCCACATACATTTCGTAAGGCACTTCTGTTTGCCGCTCCCTCAATACAACTGCGGGCAATCTGGGTCCGAATTTTTCCTCGAATATCGCCATATCACGCTCGGATTTTTTAGGGTCGAACGTATCGGCGTCACGTTTTAGAAAAGCTAATCCGGTGACTCCGAATACTAAATCCGGGTGCCATATCTCGTCGATTTCAGGAACATCAGAATCTGATTCTAGTAATACGGGTAGCCTAACCACATCAAGATAGGCTGTATCAGCCGCTTTTGGCGTGCCGATAAAAGTAATCGTACGAACCTGTATACCTTCGTCATCGCCGGTACCCGGTTTCGTTTTATCCAGCGCGTACGCATAAGGACGGCTGGTATAGTTTGACCGCCCTCCGTAGTACTGCTCCCTACGACGAATACTGGTGCGGGTCAACGTAGTCGTAGGCCGGGAGGCCAGATATACGGACTGCACATCCAGGTACCCGCTGGGTAACGCATATTTTGCGTTCCAGGATAAATCTGCTTTTTGGGTAAAGGGTATCGCTACGTCATCAGCCACGGTTAGGTTAGCCCGAATACAGGCGTCCCGTAGCGCGTCGTTGATGTAGTCGTTGAGTTCTTGGTCTGACCACAGATAGGTGGGCATAAGGTCATCTAATCGTGACCTTGCCCTACGTCGGATATCGGCTAAAGTTAACACTTGACGCCCTCTGTGAGTCTTATTTTATTCGGCCCGACGCAAGGCCGGCGTTAAAACGAGCATTTTACAGCAGATCGTGATTTTCACCAGTCAAATCGGCAGTTACATCGGCAGTTACATCGGTAGCTACCTCAGACGCTTCATCGGGTGCTGCTTTTTTACGCCCTTTTTTCTTCGGCTCGGTAGCGTCAGTTTCTACCTCGGCAATGGTTTCGTCAGACACAATTTCGAGTCCGTCTGAGTTGAACGCTTTACCGTCTTGAAAGAAATAAGGTTCGCCTTCGCCAACGATGCCCCATACTCTGTCAAACGCTCTACTTCTATCTAATTCGGACATGTGATTCCTTATTTGTGTCGTGAGGGAACTTTCGTCATGAAAGGTGTTTCTTCATGGGCGTACCGATTGCCGCAGCCGTAAGATTCGCCATACGACGTATCATTCCACATCATTTTTCCAGTGTCGCAGGCGCTACCCTCATCAATAAACCCGCTTTCCAACGGGTTTACAGAAGGCTCCTGGGCGGCGTCCATGTCGCAGCTATCCGTTGTAAAAATAGCCAGGATACTCATTGGTTAACCGCGAAAGGTAAAGTTTTTGCCACCTTTGCTGCCGGCGGATTCTTCGGTTTCGATACGCATGAAATTGTCGCCATGTGTTTTTTGCTCAGCTTCTACAGAGCCGCGTGACAATTTTTCAACGGAAGACAAACCGGATTCCACACCTGCAGTCAAACCTGATCCACCGCCGAAAGCGCGGGTATCTTGGGCTGAATTGCTTGAATCTTTGTTAAAGTCGGACATTTTAATCTCCTAGAATATTAGGTAAAGCCGGCGTTACCCGGCTTCGCATTAGGTTAGAACCAGTCCAGTGTAACGTCAACTACCGCTGCGCCAGCCGGAGTACCGCCTGTATTCGCAGTGAAAGTGATCAATACGGGGCCCAGTACTTCTGGTGTTACCGGAGTGCCCGAAATAGTATTCGAGGTGCCGGTCAAGTCCAGAGAACCGTAGGTAGGGTTAGTACCTTTTACGAATTGGGATGCGTAGCCTACTGCAGCACCAGCCGCAGTGGTACCCAAATCCAATACGCCCGCTACGTTCACGTTACCGGCTACGCCGACGCCAACTTTAGCAGAGGTGGTTGTTGCATTATAGGTCGTGGTAACAGACGCGTTAATGTCTTTTACCCGAACTTGAGTGCAGCCTGGAGGTGGTTGAATCGCCCATGTGGCAGTCGTTACCGCAGTGGAGCGAGTATAAGTAACGGTTTTTGGGTTGGTGTACGCCATTGTACTTTCCTCAATAATTAGATGTTTGGTCAAACCCACGTATCGCTACGTGGGTATTAAAGCCTTTACGCTGCCGAAGTCCATTTGACTATGCGACCATTCGTAGCATCGGGATGGCTCAAACCGAAACCTTCCAAGGCGTACCAAGCGATACCACGACCGCGACCGTAATCGTCTGGAATTTTACCGCGAATTTCTTCAGGAACCGCCACACCTTCAGCAACAGTGTCCGCGCCCATAAAGTAGGCCCAGTCAGATTTGCCGTTGTTCCACGCATCGGCGGTGCCGGTTTGTGGGTTATAGGTGGTGGTGTCATCCGCGCCACCGGCAGGGATATGGGTTTGCTCGATAAAGCGTACCCCACGATATCTACCGATTTCACCGTTTTTGATCTGAACGATACCGGTTTCGGTATAGGTTTGGATGGCTTCCAAATCAGATTTCAAAGTGATGTAGGTAGAGGGGCGAGCGATACACATATAGTCGCCGCCTTCGTATGCCGGGATATTGCGTTCTTTCATTTGGGTGCTGATCGGCTCGATATGACCTTTACCCAAAGCAACGTTGTTGGTGACAGCGTTAGCTGTACCATCGGTTGTGAAAGTGTTAACCGCAGTTGTGCTAGTTCCGGAAACCGGAGTTACACCCAGCAGGGTTTGGTCAAACTGCTGCCATGCAGCAACGTCGAATGCTTCGGCAACGTCGAGTTTCAGGACTTTGCGAATAATTTCTTTGATCGGTTGTTCGGACAAGTCGTCCAATTTGCCGGTGTAGTCAACGGAGTTACCGAACTCGGTCATGGTGCCAGAATATTGGGTAACTTTGAAAGAGCCAGAAGGCATTCTTTCGGTCTCGTCGATAGCGCGGCCTTTGGTTGACAACTTGGTGAATACGTTCCAGTACCACTTGTCGCCACGACCTTTGCCTACCAATGGTTTACCATCGGCGTCGTTTTCTTTCACATCACATAACTGTCTGAATTTAACAACCGGCAGATTTTGTATACGCAGGTATTCGGACAAGTTAGGTGCCCACAAATAGCCGCCTTCATCAGCGACAGACCAGATTTGACCACTCATATAATTTCACCTTCTAATGGGTTAATATCGTTTCTCAACGATGGTTTGTTACTGCTTTTCGTTACGCCTGACCGCGTTTCTCTTTCATTTGCTGGATAGCATCTGAGCGAGTAGGCTGTCTAGGTGGCGGAGCCGGTTCATTTCTGGCGGATGCACTTGGCATTGCCGGAATACTACGTTTTGCAGCTTTGCGTTCCTCCATATCAGGAAGTACGCTTTCTTCTTCCGCAGGAGCAGCCGGTTCTTCGGCAGGTGCTTCTGGTTCAGCCGGAATTTCTTCCGCTACTGGTTCAGGAGCCACTTCCGGTGCTGGCGCTTCGGCAGGTGATTCAGGGTACAGGTCAGCAACAGCTTTACGCAATGCGTCGGCTGCGCTCATTCCTTCTTGGCGGTACACATCGGATAAAGCCATCACCTTCGATGCTGGCAAGCCGTCTTCGGCTAACTCAGGATGTTTAGCGGCTAACTCGGTAGCAGCGGCAACATAGGCTTTGACTTCTTGTTCGGCTTGAGCTTCCGTTTTAGCGCGGTGCGTATTTTCACGAAAGCGATGATCCTGCAATTGCTTGTATAAAGCTTTGGCAGTTTCCATATCCCCGAAGGCTAGTGCATCGTGGTATTGGTCTATCAGTTCGTCATGCGCTGGGCCTTCAGGGGCTTGGTATTCGCCCGAATCAACCATCGGCTCTTCCGCTGGCGATTCGCTTTCTGAAGGGGATTCTTCCGCAGGTACTTCACCTTCTGCGGCTTCAGCTTCCGGGGATTCTGGGTTAGTTTCTTCGGCTTTTTCTTCCGCAGATTCCATAACCACTTCTTCCTCGTGCTTAGCCTCGCCTACGATACCTTCGCCTTCAGGGGCTTCGGTTTGTGCTTCCTCAGTAGGAACTTCGGCGGGAGCTGCTGGCGCACTAGAAATACCTTCTTCAAGGTCTTTTCCCATTTTCTGATTGGCGCTGCGCTTACCTGCTCTGCGGCGGGCTTTCACGTTCGGGTCGGCGTCGTAATCGGGTTTCGGCAGAGGTTTATCCCCTGCCGCACCTTCACCGTTTTTCAACTCGTCTTCATTCATAAGTAATCCTCAAGGGAGGGTTTACGTCTCACGACGTTAAGATGCCTCATCAATACAACATTGGCGCGGCGGTGTCAAATAATTCTGTAGTATTATGATTTTGCATCCCAGTATGTGAATATCTTATTCAGCCTGGGATCGCATGAGTCGGACCAATCCACTATTCGAGTATTCCTTTTCAGTGCTATCTCCATGCCTGGGTATACGGAGAATACTAACCGCTTGTGGAGGGGCCTAATATACCAAAGCCCTTTGTGTTTATACCGAATAGGCTCTACGTCTTCAAACATGAAGCGACCTACTCCGGGAATATCGACATCATGGCCTAGTTCGACTTCGGATAGAATGGCGGCTAGCGCAGCGTTGACGAATAATCGACATGTCGGCATACGGATGCCGGTAATCTGCGCGACTCTCCGAATCAAATCAGTTCGGCTGAAATACGGTTTTTTCTCTGCGTCCGCTTTTATATGCGGCTGCTCCGGTTTTTTAGGCCGGCCCTTTATCTTTACCTTTGGCTTTAGGCGCGATGGTGGGTTAGGTTCATGTGGCTCTAACTCTTTATAGTTAAACCATATTGCCATAGCCAGCCTGCTCTTCAAGTTGTATGGTTTCCTCGGCACTGGTGCCCGCCGCCATTGCTTCTTGCAACCACTCAGTGAATAAATCGGGAACGCGCGCTTTCCATTGTAGTTCACGAATATTTTCCGCGTTAGTAGGATCGGTCATCGCCAACTCTTCCAGCGCTTGAACCCGACACTCCAGGGCGCGGTCCATTAAATAGCGTCCCACCTTATCCTGCGTGATGAAGTGTGTAACCTCCACACTGAGTGAAACAGCCCGCATCAGCGGGTCGTTGGCATAAATTCCAGCTATATCGGTCATTTTGTCTCCAGTTTAGTTATTGGGCCCATCATTGGCTTCTATCCCGTTCCATTCTGATATCAATTTCAGGTGTCTCGATACCCTTCAAAATACCTGCTTTCCCTGTACCCGGTGAGGGGGGATTGGCCGGAAATTGAGGGTGTGTATTTTCTACTGCGGGTTCTACCATAGGCTGCTCCAGGGGAGGGCTTACCTCTTCCACGATAGGCGCCTCATTGTAATCGATAAAGCCTGCTGATTTAAGAATCGTATCGGTAGCCGGCGCGATGCCTGGGTTCTGCGCAATAGTACCCGCAGCTTGCGTAGCCTGGAATATCGAGGTTACGTTTTGCGTAGCTAATTTGGTTTTTTCGTGCGCAGTTCTGGACACCAAATAGTCGATTTTTGCCGATAGCTCTTGCAGCATTGCTGCTTGCTTTTCGGCTTCCATGGCGAGTTTTTGGTTTTCGAGCTGAAGTTTACCTTGCGCGATTTGGAAATCTTGCTGTGCGATTTGGCTCTTCAACTGCAACTGCTGCATTTGGACTTGCTGCATCGGGTCGCCTTGTTCTTTCGCCGCTTGCTCTTCTTGGCGCGCTTTCTCGAAATTGAAGAATCTCGCGCCGTTGTCGAAGCCCGCAGCGCCGAAGATTTCCTTAGTGACTTCTTCTTCGTCCACGGCGGCGGCTGCGCGTGGTATCAACTGTACGACTGTGGATATTGCGGTTTGGACTTTCTGCATACGTTGCGTTGGGCTGACTGCGCCCATACCAACATTGACCGATACCGAAAACTTATGGTCAAAATAGCTCAGCAGAACTTTGCGTAGCTTGGCTTTCTTAGCCGCGACAAGTAGAGCTGTTTCGTCAGTCTCGTACATCGCTTCGAGCTGGACTATTTGGCGAAGTACCGGTTCTATCCACGTTTCTGTAAACGTGCGCAGCTCCATCTCCCGAATTTTATTTGCCGCCTCGGACATCAGGTTCATGCCCGTAGCCGTTTCGTTCAGTTTGCGGTTGGAGTTAACCGTAGCGCCCGTTGTCGACCCCGACAGATCGTCCATGGCCAGCGAAAGCCTGTCTTCCTCTTGGTACGAAGACGAGGTTACGTCAGGCGTATTCAGAGGTTCTACATGGTTACTCAACGGGCCGGGTGCGCTAATACCGATCAACCCGCCCGGTACGTTGCGGCTCAGTGCTCGAACGTCAACTTGGCTCCCGGCTCGGTATAGGTATCTGCGGTTTAATACCTGCCTTACATTTTCATATTTTTGGTTCTTTAACTCGTTATACGCGCGCTGCATGCCCGAGGTCAGTTCTACCGGGCCGCTGGGGTAAGGCCTATCGGTTTCAATTTCCATTTTGCCGATAACGTAATCGCGTTTGTTATCCGCCCAGGGGATTACACTCGCCAACCGTACCGGTTCTGAAAGCATTACGTTAGCGCCTGCTGTGTAGTACAACCAATCTTCCCCGTCATGCCGAATGATATTGCGGTGTACCCAGATAATCCGAAAAGCGTTTTCGGACTCCATCATGTTTGATTTAGGGTCCAGTCGGCGCGACCCGGCCCTTGCTCTGCGAGTAGTATCCAGATTGTCGCGGTTACCCGCTGACAGTAGCTGGCCCTCACCTAGATTACGCCAAGCGGGCTCCCCGCTTCTAGGGTTCTCGCCTTCTTCGATACGGGTTAGCACGTCGCCCAAGTACATCGGCATAAGCTCAATGAAATAGGGAGACGAGTTTGCGGGATCGATCCAATCGGCAGCGGGCGAAATACGGACATTCTCCATCGGTACGACGCGTACTTTGGGCGCGTCCATAACGGTTTTTCCACCGCGTTCTACGTATTCCCACCCTTGATGGGATACGACGGAACCGAGTACAGAAGTTTCTTGGATGCCACCCAATACTAATTGGTACCATGGGATCGTTTGGTCAAGTCGGTAATTTACCAACTCTTTCATCAGGGTCGCAGCTTCTACCTGCTCCTTGTCATCCGAATCTTCCGCTTCAATGGCTACGACATCCGAACTGGCGAAATACGCAGCCGCCGATGATGCTTGGATATCCCGCACCAAGGTTCGCGTTTTTGGCCAAAAATATTTTGGCCTATGTTTGTTCGCGTCGGACAGTACCGGGGAGTCTGGCGCGTGTTCAGATCGGTAATGCGCAAAATTGCGTGCCCATATAGCCCGTTGATTGACCTGAAGCCATGACTCGCTGGATTCGTAGGCGTTTCGTGCCATCTGCAGCCAATCTACGTATCGTCCACCAATTCCAGTGGCTGATGGCTTCTTAGCGGCTGGCTCTGACATACCGACGGAATCTACCGCATTTACAATCGGCGCTGCTACCGCGCTAGACGGTTTGTAGTTACCAGCCTCAAGGGATGGTTGTGGGTCCATCGGTGATGTCAATGCCATACTATTATCTCAACAGTGCTGCTTGGGTTTTGATTTTGCTGTACCCCGGATTGGTTTCGATGACAGCGTTAGGGTCAGGTACTATAAGACCTGCGGGCGTTCGTCTAAGTCCATGCACCTCGTCCTGCCGGTTGCGTGTACGGGATAATCCGAGTGCCTCCAACAGCATGCCGCCTCCTATCAGGACGCAGTGCATGCGGTCGCGGTCAATATCTTGGGCGCGAATGTAGTACGCCGTTTCCGTCGGTACGTCGAGGATTCGGATAACCATTGAATCCAAACCACCGGTTGCGGGGTCGTCATTGAATTCTATACCCCAGAGCCATTTTGGGTAGTGTTTTTGTAGCGTTTTCATCGCATCTTTAGCGATTACGCATTTTTCCGGACCCCACTCTACCGGCATATTATCTTCCGTTACCGGGTCTATCATGGTATTAGCTTTGCGCATATTCGCCCCTATGTATTTTTGGTGAGTATTCACCTTGGTAAGATTTTTCGGCTTCTAACCTAGCACGAATGGCGTCTTCTATATTTTTATAGTTACCTAGGTGCTTGCTTTTGTTATTTATTCTCATGTACGCCCTATACGACCTATCCCTCTTATGGTAGTTAACTCCTACTACTCCGGTATTGCTAACTTGAGTCCGACCCCTTTGATTCATCTGATTCTGTGCGTTAGTGGCTTCCCTCAAATTGGCGATCCTATTATCGGACCTATCTCCGTTTACGTGGTCTATGTATTCTCCGGGGTCCGTACCGTAGACCAGTTTCCAAATTATCCTGTGAACCGCGTAAGTTTTATTGCCCACGCCGACGTACGCATGGCCTTTATTTATAAACAGAGCTATCTCTTTCCCTGCATACTTTTTGTTCATGGCTCTAGCTGCGTATTCTTTTTTAAAATGGTGTATCGGTCTATCGCGCCAATACAGTCTCCCTGTATCTGCTTCGTAATCAAAACACTCTACCAAATACCGCTGTGTTGGTAGCTCTTTTACCGTCATTAGTACTTTATTCATCGTGCAATCCCCAGTATGATTCTCAGTATAAATACTAGCGGAACTCTTACTGAAGGAGTTTTCGGGTTGCAATCCCTATCCGCTAGGTGATCCTAGTCTATCAAATTCTGCTCCAGTTATGGGTTAGTATTATTGCTTACATCGGGGTCCGGTAAGTGGACTATTTCGCCGCCTACTATGCTGAAAGGCTTGTCGTATATGCCGTCGCTTTGGAAGTTCGACCAGAACTGCTTACGCCCATTTGCAAACTCGTAGACGACATAAGGTTCGTCCGGGTTTCCGCCCGCGCGCTGATACAGCTCCATGTAGTCTACCTCTACTCCGGTCACTACCACATCGGGATCTATTTCTAATCGTGCCATTCTATGCACCTAAAAGTAAGCTACCTGTTAAATACCCTACGCCACCAGTGGCGTTTGGTCTCCGTTGGTATAAGGCTAAGGACCACATTATTGCCACGTAGCAAGGTTTGCAGTTTTTCGCCGACGTCATCCGTCGACATCCATTTAGTCGTAAAGCCGTCTCTGGATACCCAGGATACTCCGGCTTCTATTTTATCGGTATCTTCTAATTGAATCGATATCTTCATTTTTCATCTCCAGTTATGATGTTTCTGTATAGCGCCACGCCATAGCTGTATAGCATGGATTGGTGGTATTCGTCTAGTGGTTCGGAGGTATGATCGCGTTGGCGAATGGTTGCCTACCTGGATAAGAGTAGAATACCGGTATCCCGGTAATACCCTCGTCCGATAGCGCATCGGTAAGATAATCTACCTCCATACCCGTCATAAATTTTGGCACGAACAGCGATATGCTCCGTATCTCAAGTCCGTCTTTTAGGTATTTTTTAACTACGTCTACCGTACCAATCCCGTTATAGAATTCGTACGTAGTGTCTTCATAAACCGGGTCGTGAATCGCTACCGCTATTCCGTCCCAGATTGAGCATTCGTTGGTAAATGTTATAGCAACGCCAATTCGTTCTTTCATTTTAGTTCTCCAGTTAATATCCTAGATCGGGTTCAGGTACGAAACTGGCGTCAAACGAGGTGTTCTGCATAGCAGTGCCCGCATTCCCGTAGCCGAACATGTTCATCGCTTTCGCCTGTCCCGCTTGTAGGAAGGCGTCCGCCGCGTTCGAGTGTATATCGTGGTTAGGCGTAGATTTCCACATACCTCTTCTTGGGTCCCACATTTTGCGGTAGCTTTGCAGATGGGCCAGACCTTCTTTGCACTTAGCCTCATCAAACACGCAAAGTGGTAAGAAGTTTCTAGCCTGCATGATCGCGGTCAATTTATCCGGCGTTCTGGGCACTAATTGAAATCGCCAATGAGGGCACAATTCTTGTAGCATTTCTTCGGGTGTTAAGTTTCTGTCTTGGCCCTGCTTTCGGTGGTTGGCGTCGTGCGGTAGGTAGACGAAGCCTAATGTATACCCTCGGGAATCGATTTCGTTTACGAAATAGGATAAAGGTTCGCCGTTGTCTTCAAAGAAGTCGATAACCGCGAACTGTCCTCTCTTGGCCTGGATAAACCAAATGGAGGTTTCGTCATTCGCACCGAGGTCGAAGAAAAGGTTAACCGGATAATGCGGGTCGTAGGGCACTTCCGTTATTCTGTTTTCTTTTCGGATTCGCGTGAACTGCTCGGTGAAGTACGCACCTTCCAAAGATTGTTGGAAAGGCTCTTGCCAGAAACTCGGCATCTCCTGGGCCATCATTTCCCTATCGCCTGCGTAGTTCATCTCTCTGAGTTTGACGTACCATGCGCGTTGCTCTGGCGATATTTTGGTTTTACATCGTTGCTCTACGGTGTCGAAATACTCATGGTCTTTTGGTGATATAGTTACACAATCCGCCGGAGCTACGTAGGAGGGGTCTATGTACCAAGGAAAGAAAAACAACTTAAAGTCTAACTTCCATAAGGGTTTTCCTGATTCTTGTAACTTAACCGCAGTCTGCACCAAATCGTAAAAAGCGCCTGAATTTCCCTCTGCAGTAGATTCCACGAATACTAGAGCGTCCGCCGCCGCCGCAGTTAGCGTACCCGTTTGAATTTCTCTTGCCTTTTGAGGGTCTTTGGCCGCGATCTTACCATATTCGCTGATGTGTACGATTGAAGGCGTCTGCCCCCTGGCGCTGGTAGTTACTTCTACGATAGAGCCGTTGGTAAATTCAATTTTACTCTTTGAGGGTTCGCCAGACGTAGGTAACGCAATTTTGAACGGTGCTGGTAAGTTATCGTACGCGCGTTTAAATACGTCACGTAAAATACCTTCAGCTAGATTAAGATCAGAGCAGATTACCTTACCCCGCTGCTGTTCTGAAAATAGGCAAGTATCCAGCATAAAAATCTGCACAAACGTAGACACCCCGCCCTGCCTCGCTTTGAGAATGGCGTTCCGAAACCACATATCTGTGAGAATGGTATTCTGGATTGCGTTCGGCCTGAATATAATTGGCCGGTTCTTTTTATTATAGATCGTGTACAGATTCGATAGCCTCCATCGCGGGTCGGCTAACCCCGCGATAAGTTCTTCTTCCGTAAACTCAAACGTTACCAAATCAGTTTTCTTCGGAGGGAACGCTAATTTTGGTTTTTTAGCGTGGATTTTTTGTTGTGTCATGTATTACCTTTGTCCAGTACGAGCGTTATAGTACCGCATCCGTAAATCCTGCGGTATCCGTGATCTAGCATGTTTTGATGTTCAGTTTTGGCCGGATCAAAATTCTCAAGTTTTTTCTCTAGGTGTTTTCGTTGGAACCCTAATCGTGAATGCCTGAAATTTCGAGTTTTTCGGTGTAGGTAGTAATACTCAGGTGGATTTTCCCTAACCACTCTGAAACCTACCGCTTTGTATCCGTTTCCGTTAAATAGCCGCCTATCGCAATACGTCACTATCCGCTTACCTTTTACCGGGCTAAGTAACTTGGAGAACCCTCCTACAACAGTGGTAAATAGTTTGGGTGCGTACCGAACCAACTCTAACTCGTACTCCGTTTTCGCCCGCGTTATAGACCGCCTTGGGGGAGAAAACGCCATTACGGATACCAATTCGCCGTCTTTTGTTCGTAGGCCATAGTAGGTTCCTGTGGCCGCAAATCCTTGTATATGGTTAGCGTCAAGAAACGTCCGCGCTTCTTTAGTCTGGACTACCTCTAAAGCGGTATTTCTCGCATAAATACGAGTACCGTTAGCTCCTAATCTGGATGAAATCATGGATTTTACGATTTCGCGTTTTCCTAAATCCTCCCACTCATCCTCAAATATTTGTATCAGGTCTATGCCTGCTGAATTGCATTTCTTTAGTTTTTCTAGGTGATAATCTTTGGATATGAATTTTTCGGAGTGGTAGTAAACACCATTGAATTCGATAGCCAAATTTTTATCCGGTACATAAATATCCAGTTCATTCGGGGCTATGGCCGACCTATCGCTGGTCCGTACACCTTCTACTAAAGACTTCACATATTCCGCTATTTCGGCCTCAGCTTTAGACGGTCCTGTAACTCCGCATTTTGGACATCCGTTCCCTTGCTTATGGTCTTTTGGATTCTGCTCAAATATACCGTGGTCCTTGCAGAGTATTTTTACAGCGGTTAAATTTCCCGCGTACTCCGCTAGCCTATAGTCGTATTTGCCTTTATGAACTTCTGTTGCTATTGCGATAAAGTCTTCTAAATTACCCAACTGCTTATTCGTAATAGCTATGCGAGCGCACCGCCTACACCCCTGCCCTTTGTGGTGTGATCTAGCTAGCTGCGTGAATTCGCCATGCTCCGGGCAGATTATTGTGACTTCTTTGTGCGCGGATTCGTATACGGTTTTTGAGTAATCATATTTGTCGCCGTGTACTTCTCTGCACTTAGCAAGAAAAGTTTCTTGAGACAGCGTATTCGGATTAGCCGCTTTCTTTTTAGCCGTGGTGCAAGTAGGGCATCCTGTCTTACCCATGCCTAAATTGTTTGGTTTACCCTCAAAAACATGGTCGTGCTCTACACATCGTACCTTTACTTTGGTCTGCGAATTCACGTATTGAACCAAGCTAAGATCTAGCTTGTCGCCGTACATCTCTTGCATTCGGTTAAGGAAAATCACTCTCCCCTCGCCACGTAACTTTTCTTTAAGGGCCTCCGTTTTTTCGGTTACCGCTCTTTTCATACTGCCTCCAGTTATCAGATTTCCGATATATGATAATTGGAGGCAGATCTGTTGTCAAGTTACCCGATCATCCCCAAATACTCGTCCTCCGTCAACACCGTAACGCCATTCTTAGCCGCCGCAGCCGTTTTGTTCGCACCTACATTTTCGCCGCAGACTAGATAATCCGTCTTGCTACTCACGCTAGAAGTCACCGTCGCGCCGTTTGCTTTTGCCGACGCTTCCATATCCTTGCGGCTACCTTGAGTCATCGTGCCGGTAAAGCAAATCGTTTTTCCAGCTAGGCTTCCTGTCCTGTGGCCGCAAACTGGCGTATGTTTTAGCCTAAACATATCTAGCAACTCCCAAAATTCGCCGTCATAATCTAAATTCTGGAACTGCTGGTAAAAAGAATTAGCCGTTAGCTCCCCTATGCCTTCTACGGTAGTTAAGTCGTCTGGCTCCAGCTCATCCAGCAGAGCTATCGGGTATTTTTGAAGTAATTTTTCACAACTCGCGGGCCCAAAGTTAGGAATCCCGAATGCGGCTAAGAATCGCCAGTCCTCTATCTCCCGTTGCGTGCTATTAAGCAGCTCATTGTATAAATTAAACGCTGTTTTCTCTCCGAACCCGGCGGTACCAAACTCCCGAGAAGACATTCCGTACACTTCAGATACCCTAGTTATTCCGTACTTAACCAGTTGTTCACACACAACCGGTCCGAAGCCGTCACAATTACCAATCGTTTTGAAAAAATGCTCAATTTTACCCGCTACCTGTGCGGGGCAATCCGCGACGTTGGTACACATCAAGTTATCGCCGTCCAAATGCGTTGGGGCTCCGCACGATGGGCATTCTCCGGGGTGCGCTACCAATCCGAAAGGTGCCTCGGCTACCACTTCTGAGATATAGGGGATAACCTGACCGCTTCGGCATACCCGGACGATAGCACCGTCGTCGATACCTTGGTTAATCACATTACCCGCATGGTGTCCCGTAGCGCGACTCACCGTTACGCCGGAGATGCGCGTAGGTTCCAGCTCGACAACTGGCGTAATACGGCCCGACTTGGCTGTTTGCCATGTTAATCCCGTTACCCGAACATCATAGAACTCGGTATTGCGTTTGTACGCCATCTGCCAACGGTGATGATGATTGGTAGCGCCCATCTCGTCTTTGACAGCATCATCCAGCGCCTCAAATACTAGGCCGTCCGTGTCGTACGGGCAGTTAGTAATTATGTCTGTCCACAGCGTGTCGATTATAGCCGGCGCGTCCGTTGCTTTAATAGTAGGCGAAACACTCAAATTGCTGAACGCTTCAAATCGAATATGGCCTGATTGTAGCCCCGCCAATACAGCGTCGGATTTTTCGCCTTCTTTCAACGCCGCCGCGATAACATTGCGTGTATTCTCAAATTCGTCTGCTAGGTACTCTTTAAAGAAATCTGAATCTACGACGATTTCGCCTTTACCTTTGACGGTCATATCAAAGGTCATGCACTCTAATACGTGCGATATGTCAGTACCGTTCCGCCCGTCGCCCCGCGTATACATCTTTTCGCCGTCGTAGTACGCTGCATACCCATCTAACTTAGGCATCACTTTGACGAGCGGCGCTACGCCTATCATTTTAGAAACGCGGTCTACTTCCGCACACCATTTTTGCACCTCTTCGGTTGTATACGCTTTTTGGGTGGATAGCATACGCTCTGGGAGGGGTGCCGTCTTGCCGAATACGTTTTCCGGTTCGGGCTCGGGTTCTTGCAGGAATGGGTGACTCGGCATGCGGAATCGAAGTTCTTCCACCAAGGCATCGTAGGCGTGATCGGGTACCAAAGGCGTCCCGCTACGGTATGCCTCGTTATAGGCGCGAAGGGTCGTTATCAGTACCGGAGTACTGTACTCTTTTACGTTTATCATTTTGTTCTCCAGTTTTGTGTTTCGTTTTTAGCTTTCGGGAAGTTCGGTCCCGCATCCGTACTAAGCCCTTGTCGCGCGTCCTCCGGATTTATTCACGCCTTATACGCCCAATCTTCGGTTAGTACATCCGTATGAGACGCGAGCCAGGGTACAAATTTATCATCCGCTGTTTTCATACCAATCCACGGAAGAAGACTAAACCCCATAGCGGTTACCTCGTAGTCCCCTGCGCTGATAAGTTCAAGCCACATACCCTTACCATTCCACCCTGCTCGGCATACCTTATGCCCTACTTTTAATTGTGCTACAGCCCACCCAAAGTCATGCAGTTCGGTCATAATAAATCCTCCATACTATCTTCTATTTCGCCGTCTTCGGCATACTCTTCCGAATTCGGAAAAGCCTGAGTAGAGACCTCATCCACCTCTTCAGCGTTGGCCTCGGTTTCCGCGTATTCCGCGTCTTCAATTTCTTCATTGTCTTGTATAGGTAGTACGGGGCGCAGTACTTTACCCTGTAATGCTTGGACGAGGGCTGCTAAATCGCTGCCGGCGTTTAGCGTGGTATTCTGCTCCACTTTAGTCGTCCACCCATGGTGGTTGACAAGATCGTGCATAGCGCCAGTAGTTGAGTTACCGCCTTTTAGTAGCAAATCATTTTTGAATTCTTCGATACGAGTAAACGCTTGTTCGACGACGAATTTGAACCCCTCGTCACGTTGCGCTTGCCGCTTAAATTCGTCTTTGCTCGCAAAGCCTAATGCGTACACCAACCCCGGTATAGTGGGGTAGATTGATGGATACCGCTTACGCCACTCCTCGTCCCTCGGTATGGTCTGATCGAACCGCTCCATGTACAGCTCGACCGCATACTGAAGCGCCTCCGCGCACGGATACTTAGCCGGTCGACCTTTATTGATAGTACCTGCGATATGGGATAGTTTTTTCAGCTTCACGTCTCTAGGGTATGCGGGCGGCAATACGCGCCCATCCAGGATATCGAGAGGGTCTTTTTTGTACCGTTTTAGTTGCTCGGGTATGTTACTTTCCATCGTCTATTTCAGCCGTTATATGGTGGTTTAGGTTAGCCCTAAGCCTCCGTAGCTCCCCGTCAACATATGCCCTATCTTGCGACGCTCGGTATCTAACTTCCGATACCGCCAATAGGGTGTATACCACTACAGCGGCGAGTATGCTCATCGCTATCAGCAAAATATAAAGTGAAGGCATGCCATAAGTACCGCAACAGTGGTTATAAAAATAAGATACCCCGATACATCCGCCGTTTTTCGGCATTTAAAATCGCCTCTTTTCGCTTCAGTAGCGTCCATTTCCCCTCCTTAAATTACATGCCTAAAGTTTACTACGGAGTGTCAAACGATACAACACAAAAATGCCGGATATGTTTCCGGCATTCGGTATTCGGTATTTCTCGCCGCGCTACTGCGTATTTATCTTGTACATGAACGTCCGGTCGCGCTTCTCGCCGTTGCTCTTCGTTATCGAATTGGTAAGCTCGAAAGTCGTGAGCGTAGCGTCTGTAATCGAAACCTCGACCGACGTTACGAAACCGGTATGCGCGGAACCTGTAAGCGTCACCCCGGTCGTTGCCGCCCAGGTAGACGTACTGATAGTCTCGCTGGGGAGCACGAACAAGTCATACGGTATCGCAGTGAATTTAGCCGTACCGCTGGTCTGCGTTACTTGCCCCCATGCAGTCGGCTCAGTTGCAGCGGCCACACCGTTGGTAGTGCACTGATAGTAATAGCCGTTATCCACGGAGGGGGTGCAGATGTCACCCTCGCGGTAGACTGCATTGGCGGTGAACGGCGGAGCGCCCCAGTACACGTTGATGATGGTAACCTCATCTTTGTCGATATACCCTGGTATTTTCAATGGGCCCTTCTGTGTTGCGGAGTATGTATTCATGGTGAAACCACTGATGGTTGGTATAGGGTTGTTGGGTATTACGGCTGCTTTTACCATTATACTAAAACGTCTCGACGCGCGAGTAATCGCCATTATTGCACCCGATACCAAGTTTTGTTTTTAACCTGATAGCGGTACAAAATACCCGTATCCCCGGCCATGGCTAGCGGAGTTCCCCCGTTATTCAGGAGTAAGTGGATACCTTTCATGTGGTCGCCTTCAATTTATCAGTATGGAGTGTGGCTAGCTCTGGATTAACTGGTAGTGCCTCGCCGTTCTAATCATCACGTCGGTATCTAGCCGCTTCACGCAATGGAGTTGGTCAGCGATGATCTTTCCGGATGCTAGGTACTGCAGAATACCGGCCCCGCCCGTTAGCACGTAGCTGCCAGGACTACAGGTCAATGCGTACACAGCCGCGCCTTGGAAGGCCGTAAGTGTCGCCGCACCGCCGGTAAGTGAGTACGCGCCGGCTTCGCACAACAGGTTGATCCCACGGATAAAGCTAACCGTCCCGCCGGTAACCGTATATCCGCCGGCACTGCATGGCATTACACGGGTTATCGGTTGCAGAGACGCTATACCAGAGTACGTGTAACTACCAGGGCTGCAGGTAAGCGCGTAGCTCGCCGCGCCTCCGGAGTAGATCAACGTCGCTGCAACACCGGTATGCGTATACGTACCCGTAGCACATGTAAGCGTGTGCGAGACCCCTAGGGCGCCAGCAGTTCCAGTAAGTGTGTACGCGCCGGAGGCGCACGGCATCGACCGAGATACTTGTAGGCCACCGCTTACGCCGGTAACCACGTAGCTACCCGCACTTGCTGGGAGCATCACCGCGCGGTGTAGCGTTGAGGCTACGCCAGTAAGGGAGTACGCGCCCGCCGAGCAGGTCAGGCTGTAGCTAACCGAGCCGGCCCCGTAATTTAGAGTAGCCGCCACTCCAGTATAGGCGTACGAGCCCGCTGAACAGGTTAGCACATGCGCTACTTTCAGCCCAGCAGCTACGCCGGTGTAGGCGTACGCACCCGCTGAACAGGTTAGCATATGCGCTACTTTCAGCCCAGCGGCTACGCCGATGTAGGCGTACGCACCCGCTGAGCAGGTTAGCGTATGCGCTACTTTCAGCCCAGCAGCTACGCCGGTGTAGGCGTACGCACCTGCTGAGCAGGTAAGGCTGTAGTTTGTAGCACCCGCCGCAGTGGTGAGGGCCGATATAACCGGGTTTGTTGACTTGAGAAGCTGCCATGGGTTAGCTGCCAGTGATGCAATCTCTGCGGGAGCCAGCGCACGGGAGAACGCGCCGCACATACCCATATAGCCCGCGATAGTCGCGGAGGCGCCATGACCCACTAAAAATTTCTGGCTGGCATACTGCTTGATTGACGTAACTGACGCGCTAGCTACTTGTACCCCGTTCTCATAGAAAAGGATGTTCGACCCGTTATACACCAGAGTCTGTAGTATTAACGCGGTAGGTAATGTAGTAGCCGAGTTTGCCTGAACTACCGTACCGGCACTGTTAGTTACGTAGCCCCTCGGATGATAGGTGCCACTGCTCTTAATAATCGCCGTAGTGCCTACCGATCCCGTGTAGTCGTTAGCTATAGCGCATGATGTTAAAAAGGTATTGAAGTCTAGCTTCGAGTACGCAAATAGCGTAAAGTTGCCCGTCAGCGGTATCCCTAGCGGATACTGTAGCCCGAAAGTCGATGATGTGGAAGCGGTAGATACCAAGGCGCGCATGGCCCCGCCGGTCTTGTCGCCGCGTATATCAAAAGTAGTGCTGCTTCCTATTGAGAGCGGTAGAAGACCCGTCGCTACGTCCGCTAAAGACGTAGCAACCCACAAATTACCAAGGCCAACCGTCAGCGGGTTAGCCCGGTTTAGCGCAACCGTACCTTGCGGCTGGCTGGTAAGTAGGCTAGGCCTGAGCAGTACGGGCATGCTTACGCACTCACATAACTAATTTCTGCTGTGTACACAGCCCCGGATGTCAACGCTACACCGAGGTCGTTCTTAAGTACGATCTGAAACTTCTGCGGGCGAAACCCGTAAGCAGCGGCCAGACTGAACGCTTTGCGATGTGTCGTTGTAGACGTGTTTACCGGCACAGTCCCCAATAACGTCAGGTCTGGCTCGTCGGTGGTCGTGGTGCCAGACGTCGGACCGGACTGGTAGTTCGTACCGTCCAAAGACGCCTGCGCAAACACAACAACCTGCTTGTTACCCGAAGGCGTATTCGTCGTAGCAACCTCTACCTCCACCACCACGTCCATCGGCTTGTTGGTGGTGGCGTCATAAGCAGAGGATGCTACGTACGTGGCGTTGGCTAATGTGCTTAACCCCGTAACAGTCAACGAGGCTTTCGTTGCTTGTACCTGAGTGATCGTAGCCATGTTATTGGCCCAACCTGATCTTAACTGTATCTTGAAACGGTACAGACCCATCGAATGTAGTGACGCCTGGAACCGCATCCGTGCCAGTGCCCGTCGCCAATACCTTCTCGGCTACCGTCGCAAACCGTTTGCATTTAGTATACACGCTCGCTCGAACAGCCAGATCAGCCGCAGTGCCTGTCCAGGTAGCGTCAATACCCGCACGAACATTTGAATTAGCCGCGTTAATCGGGCCGTTTCTAAACATCCAGTCCCAAATACGGGCCTTGCCGACCGACAGGTTATCAACCCGCGTCCAGTCAAAACTCGCAACGCCTGTAATTTCCTCTTGCGGCACCGAAGTTCTCCACACTACGAAAGTCGTCGGGCTGTTCAGGTAGTTATTCAGGCACCCGTCGTCGCCTACGTTCATGCACGCAACGGCAGTAGGATCGGCCAGTGCTGCGGTATGCAGCGCTGAAATCTGTGTCTGGTCGAGTTGCGCATACGCCGCTGAGGGTAATAACGCCAATATCAATAACAACTTTTTCATATCACTATCTCCTAGGGTCTAAGGGCTTGGGCTACGTCGGTAGGGGTTACAGTCAACCCCAGCAGGTCAGCCCTACTGACTAGGGTATCCCCCAGTTCAAGCAGCGCAGCCTTGTGCGTAGTAGCGAACCCGGTACTTGTGGTCATGAGGGCGTCCAGCATGCCTGTGAACTTGCTCAGCACCAAGGCGTCCGACAGGTCGAACGTCTCGAATACCTCCAGTGCCCGCTTGGTAGCGATGCACGGGAACTCGGTAGACAGCTCGATCTGTAGTAGCAGGTCATTCAGCATCATATACTTGCGTATGTCGTGCGCTGACACGGACTTCTTCGCCGGTATATCCCTGCGGTTCAGGGTATCCGCGATAGCTGCGTCGTCACCACTAGCAATATACGGCGTTATCTCAGCAGCCAAGGGGCCAGCGGTTATCTCTTCAATCAAGGACATAATCCCTCCAACGATATCGATTACGCTACAGTGAATACGCCGTTTGTGCCGTCGAGGGTAGCTGTGAACGTATCACCGTTCGTGCCGTTCATCACGACGGACGAGCCGTAGTCCCACATGCCGATACACTGCGTCAGTGTCGCGTTGTACAGAATAGCGTACCGGAACGTAAAGCCTGCACCTGATGCAGTCCAGGTAGCTGGGCTTCCTAGAACAAGCTTATAAGTTCCACCGGTAGCCGCTGCTGATGTTACCGAACAAGCGTTTCCGCCTGCGGTATACCCGCCGCCCGTTGACAACTCAGTAACGGATGTCGCATCAGTCGCGGTGGCCAAGTTGGGCGCGGTGTTAGACAGGATCACTGCCCAAGTGTCGGTCTGCGCGTTGCCCGCCTCCATCATTTTCTCGATTCCGAGTTCAAACTTTTGATATGTTGCCATGGTATTACCTTTAAATTAGTTAATTACAATAGATCGGCTTCAGCCTGCCTGCGTTTCACCAACCCTGGCAGTTTTACCCTCTTTCCGTCCACCGTCGCTTTCACCCACATCATGATGCTATATCTAGCCTCATTAAAGTCGCCGGCATCCACGTTACGTCGCAAGGTCGAGGTCTTGTAGTTCCCCAGCCCGCAGTTGTAGACGAAATCCGCGATAGCAGCCTGCTGCCCTTGGGTAGCGCTGCGCAGTTTCGGGCTAGTCTGTAGCGTCTGGTCCATAACGGTGACGGCTTCTTTCCACAGCATCGATTCAGCCTGCTGCTGGGTCCATTTGTCCCCTTCTTTCACCCCATGGGTGTAGCCGTACCCTATCGTCCATACGCCAGCGGGGCACTTGTAGGCCTCAAGCCTGCAGCCCTCGAAGCGTTTTATCAGGTCAATCATAATATCAATGGCGACCATCTAGTACCTACCTTATTGTTAATGACCGGGAATGGCCTTTATGAGTCCACACCAGTTTACGTGCGCCGAGTTCACCCAGTGCTGCGGACCCGGCTTTCATATGCTTCAGGTCTACGTCTTTACAGAGTCCCTTTATCTCCGCTACGCCGCACCAGATCAGCGCGACTACGGCAAACTTATATTGGTGTGGTTCAACCGGCTCAGTCTCGCAGGAGTACATCCTGACCAACACTGTTTTCGGCAGCGGGAGCCATGCCGGCACCCACGGTGTTAAATTCTCAAGCGTCACCCGGATCGTCATTTCGGCTCTTCCTTAAATCCACTACGCAGGTGTCCGTCGACCGTCTGCGAAAACTACATTGTTCGTGTGTAACTCTCGCGTCCATACCTACCTCCAGGCGCGGGAGCAGTTCATTCAACCGGGATATGTTCGCCGAGAGCTGGATGGAAGCTTCTCTGGCAACCTGTAGCGCGTCGCGCTGCAGCCGTATCTCTGCCCAGATATCGTGCTGGTTACTTTCTATCCGCTCAATCGTCGCGTCATGGGATTCACTTTTTTGCATAAGCGTTTCCTTCAACTGGTTGTTCTCAGCCTTAATTGCTTTGGTATACAATGTTGCGACACAGCCAATAAGCGCGATAGTCGCTGTTCCGAGTAAGTTAATATCAACATCAACGACCATCCTGTGGCATCCTGCAGTTATCGTTTACAAATTTCCAGCACGAACTGGCCCACTCGTCTATGACGTAGGCTTTGCGCTCGAAGTCTGGGGTGTGGGGGGTAAAGGCATCGTCGGTAGCGGGGGAAGTTTCGGCGGTCGCTGCTTCAGATGTTGTGGCACCTGCACAGCTTGGCACGGGGTTAGGACTACGGGTTTTACCACTGGCCCGCACCCTGTCAAAATAAGCGTTGACAGTAGCAATACTCTGGTCATAACTCTGCTCCAACTGATCATTGGCCTGCTTGGCCTTTTCCGTAGCTCGCGCTACCTCTGCTGTTTTGCTGGCCAGGGTGGCCGCACTCGTGACGTTAACTGCCGTAAGCGCAGCCTCCAGATCGCGTATCTCTACGCTATCCCAGTGGCGCATGCCGCCGGCACCTACGCCAAGGCCCAGTACGAACGCGGCAATGAAGGCGTAAATCACGGGAACAACAGCCATGCGCCGACCAGGGACATCCCCAGGATGCCGACGCTGATACCGACGATAAACTCACCCCAGGCAAACTCCATTAGTCGGGCCTCGTCAACTTCATGTACCCGGATATCGCCATCGCTAGCGTGATCAAACCGGTCACGTCCTTACCCATGAACCACCCGATCAGGCCGGGTATCACTAAGAGCAGGATAACTGCCCCACGTTTTGTGCTTTCTTCCTGCCAGTTGATCTTCATATCATCACCTATGCGTGTACTGCAGCCAAAATAACGCTGCCATACAGAACAACAGCGTAGAACTTATCATGCTATACGACCGGTACAAGGCCATCTTGTCCCGCAATCTGCGGTTCAATATGCCCGCAACACGGATCTCCAGGATCAGGCGGTCTTTCTCAAGCACCAATCGGTTGATCATTTTCGTGCTCTCGCTGGTTTCCCGACCGAACTCCATATAGTCATCCGGTGCCCTAATGTCAATACGCTCCATACCTGCTCCTAAATTGATTTAACTCCACAAGCGGGCGCGTCTTGATGCCAAAAATTGATATACGAGTAACCTACTTGGTATATGCGTCCTGTATACCACAAAAGATTTTGGATGGGAAGCGTGATAATAATCAGGCGCGCAAATCGGCGCCCCTATAATAGTATGCGGCTGGAATGAGTGGACTTGGGTGGTGGAGGTGCGGATGAGTGGACTTGGGGACTTACGGAGGGTAATAAAGGCGCTCACGGCGTAGGTAACTGGAGGAAACCTAGCCGGAGCTATCCACTATGTCCATGACCAGACGCTAGCGGGTATCTATAGTGTAGTTTGATGTTGTTGGGTGTGTCAACTGTAATTACAAAAAACGCCAAACAAGTTGCGCAATCGCCGCTACCGATAGCGGAACCGACACCCAGCAAAGCATTTTTAGCGCCATCACTTTCGAGGTCAGTACGTCCACTGCGCATACCAAAGACTGCACCCGCTTGTCCAGATAGGCCGCATTCCGGTACGAAGTGGTCAACTGGGTTTTAAGTTCCTCAATCTGCACCTCCTTATCCTGGGTCACTCTTCGTATCGCGGCGTCCATATCTCGCTTCTTGACATATCCGAATCTAGCTAACATGTTCTACTCTCCTGGTTTTGTCGCGTTTAAACATCCTCTGAAGGATCGTTCTTTTTGGCGGTAAGGCTTTCTTTTTAATAATTGCGGTCTTCAAACCATCGGCAACTTTACTCATCAGTTCCAGTTTGGTTTTATCGACCCAATTAGCGCAGCTTGGGCACAAATCTACAACGCCGGGTATCTGGTACGACCGGAGCAATTGTCTCATGTCCAGGGGCGTACAGTGCGCACCACACAAATCGCATTTAGCCATTACTTTAGCTCCCTCGGAACTCCGGTTGCGTACACACCCTTAACCCGCGATATATCTTCCGGATCACAGGCCAATAATTTGGCTGCTTCGACCCTCGTATAGGCGACTACGAACACCCCGTTGTAATGCAGATACTGCCATACGGACATCATGGGTGTCCCGTCTTTAGCTCTCATGGTTGCCACGCCGGAATCTTTTTGCCTGCCTTCAACGGTTCAAGTTCGGCTTCGGTAACGTATCTCCAAGCAAGTCCCATTTTCCAGTACCCACAATATTTTAGTAACTCGACGGTATCACAGACTACACGATCCGTAGCTAGTTTTAACTTAACGTATCGTTGGTCCGTAGGTTCGTGATGCACCCCAATGACGTAATGCGTCACTGCTATGCCTCATCAAACGACTTAATAAGACTGGAGCGAAGTTTTGCCGCAGTTTCCACTACCCCTTGAAAATCATCCCCGTATGCGGCTTGCAGGATAATATCCAACTCCCTAATAACATCACTGTATAGGTAGTTGGCCAGCACTCGCTTAGAAATCGCCATAGCCTGAGGCAGTTCCGCGTCTTTCGCGGAAAAGTTATTCGTAAGCGTAATACCGTGTCTATACAAGCGCGATACGTCAAAAGAGGGTGCCTCAATATGATCCGCAGGTTCTCCCCTTATTAAACTGGACTTGACCCGGACAGAGCGACGCTCCCCTGTATCACGTATTTCCAGCATCTCTTCAAAATGTGATGTGCTCATCCCTAATCCCCTACTGTGTCGAAAATCAAAGTCGCGTTGGCCGGCAAACCTTCTTGCCCTATCACGCACCCGTAACGCATATCTGAGTACTGTCTCGCGTACACACGCAGCACGGTACCATTCGGATTGTCGCTGGCTATCTCTTCAATAATCGTATCGGCTACCTTTGAAAAAGGAACTTGATCGGGCGTTTGGTCGGTGTATGGGTGGGTCATAAGTGTTCTCCAGTTTTGTGTTGCGGGGTAAAGTATAGCGTCTTGCGGGTTGTGTGTCAACTGCTATATGAGGGTTTCTACTTCCGCTGCTTCAACTTATCAATCGCCTTTTGCAATCTTTGATTCTCTTTCCGGAGTTCCCTATTCTCGGCTTGCGCAGCTTCTTTACGGCCACGTTCCTGTTCCCATCGGTGGTAACTCTTAGCTTCAACACGACTCGCTTCCTGCGCGCCGGCTTCTACTATCAGCGCAGCTTCCCTTCGCGTATCCGTTATCCCTCTACTCGCGCCTTCCACCAAACCAAGGTTGTACTTACGGTTCGCCTCTTCCGTGAGTAAGCGTTTGAGTTCGTCCTGCATCCAGTTGAACGCGTCAAGGAACAGTTCCTGCCATGCCGTCGCTGCTTCGCCGGTAAAACCCATTGCCAGCTTGTAGAACCCGTCCTTGTTAAGAACGTACATTTTCTGCTCACGACCTTTATCGTCGATGTACGAAGACTCTTCAATATTAGAGGCCCTAAATTTTGCTGAGCATTCCAGATTAGCTATCGCTCGTAGAACATCTTTGTGGTTCTTGCCAAATCTTTCGGCGACTAGAAGGGAAGTGGTTTGCGCCTGTTCTCCAGATACGAAGATCAGGTCTTTGAATTGTGCGGGTACAGTTAGATGGTGCATGAGGATTTCTCCAATTAAAAAAGGCCGAGGTGACACGCGTTCTGAAGAGGGCGTAAACAGGCCCAACGCGGTCAGATCGACCTTTTTTAAATAAAAATTTCTGTTTACTTAGACGGCTTCAGACCGATGAGTGAATTATACGCCTGCGGTATCGCGCGTCAAGTGAAATCTTCAACAGACACGATGATTATACGGAAGGGTTTTCCTCGTGTCAACTGATAAAGTTAATTTGTAGCATACGCTCTCGTGCTCAAAAGTTGAGCGCGAGAGAATCCACTTTTACCACATGACACGGGATATTTATGCGTGTCAACTGGTAATATTAGTATATTAGAATATTAGTTTCGCTCAAAAGCTGAGCGAAAGCATCTGCTACATTTCTGCCAATCGGCGCAAGGATGCGCCGATTGATTTCTGTTTTTACCATATGACACACCTTTTTCTGGAAAATTTTTCAAAATTTTTTGGGGTTTACCATCTGCTACAAAAGCGTGATCGTGACTTTCTGGCTGAAATTACCACATGCTACTTTTTATTCTATAATTTTTGTACCAAATGCTCCTTCAACGGTGCTGGTCGGCGCGGATTTGGGTGTTTTTGGCGGATTTACTGGCCTGGAGGTGCTAATTGGGAGCTAATCGGGGGCTAATCGGGGGCTATTGGGTGCTAATCGGGGGTTATCGGGCGCTAATCGGGCGTTATCGGGCGTTATTGGGAGCTAATCGGGGCTGGTGGTGTGTCAATTGCTACTTTCTGGGAAAAAGTTTCTAAAATATTTCTGCGGATTGCGTGGGGTATGAAGCTGCTCGACACCGGGTGAAAGAGGGGTGTAGGTAGGGACTCCCGATACCCTCATATCTAATCGGTCGTGCTTTAGCACTCCTTTTTCGTATGAGCGAATAGCGAATAAAATCAGTTAGTTGCAATTTGCCGGGCGGCGAATTGCTCATTTTCTGCCTTTCCGATGAGCTCGCGAATCAATATCTAATAACTACCTTACAGGAGCGAACCGGAAGGTGAGCGATTCGCGGATCGCGGCTATCTAACAGCGTTTAATTAACCGCTTTTCAGGTCCCGAAATCCGGTTTGCTAGCCGCTACCTGCCCAGATAACCGCTTGATTCTAAAGAAGATCAGCGATTAGTGCCTCGCGTGCAATTGCCCGCGCTTTTGCTTCCAGTGTAGCTATATTCCCGGCTCGAACCAGCGGAACGAGTTTATAGTACCGCTTGCGCTCCCGTTTGCAGGCTTTTCGTTTTGTACGTCGTTTTATGGTCTCTTTATATCGATTTTTCAATCGCTTATAGTAACTCGGCGGGCGTGATTTGACCCTCCAAACAGCCTTCAACTTGCCGTTTTTCCGGGCCATGGCATACGCGAGCCGGAAGACTTTCGCGCGTGCTGTCGTCTCGAAAGTATAAACCATCATAAAGCATTGAAACTTATCGCTTTTTTGCGGTTCTGTACTTATCGAATCGTTAAAATCTTTAGTCAGTTCTAACCATTTGAGCTTACGCAGCTCGTCAATAGTGGCCGCTATTAGCGCCACTTTCCTTGCGTCCCCGGTCGAAATCACTCGCATATCGTAAACCTAAAGTTTATAGTCCGCCCTACTATAAACCCAAAGTTTGCAATATAGCTACAAGCAGCAAACTATTTTGTTTTTATCCTAACACTGTTTAATTGTCCGCTGTCCTGCCGATACCGGGAAAAATCCGCACCCCGTCAACCGCAGCCATAAACCCGCTGTCCCTCTGCTGTCCGGTCTGCTGTCCCAGATGACCAGGGAGCAGCACCTGCTAGCTGGACACCCGCCAACCCAGCAATATCGGGCGTTTTACTCTGTCTGTCCTGCTGTCCTATACCCTTTATAGAAGAAGAAGAAGAAGAAGAAGAAGAGAAGAATAGGAACGCTAGGATTTACCACGCGACACGGACACGCGGCCACCGGACGACACCACGAAATTTTGAGGGGATTTTGCCCAGGTCGGGCGGCCATACCGGACAAACCGGCCAGAAAAAATAAAACCGTTAGAAATCAATAGCTTGCCTGTGTCCCGGACACGTCCACGGCCGGACGGGACACCGGACGCGCGACCTTACACCCGGACAGCAGCCATAAAAACGTGATGAGCATCACATTATTAGAGGATTACCGCGTCAGATGATACGAAAGCACTTGACCCACAACAAAAAACCACGATACAATGAACCGAACTTGAAGGAAACGCCGGCGCAATCCCGCACCGGACCCGCGACAATCTGAAGAGGAGCCGCAGCCATGAAACTTGAAAACCACATTTGGAGAAACGGAATATCTTCAATTTTTGTAGCTGGCCGGCGCTGGAAAGCGTCACCCGCTAAATTTAACGGATTTTTTCGCGTGCTACCATCCAAAGCACGCCTGCCGAAGTAACCGAAGAGGAGCCGCAGCCATGACCGCCAAAAACGACCAAACCCCGAACCTTTACGCCGTAGAATTTACAGATACCTTTGGCGGAGAGGCAAATTATTGCTGGATCGAGCGCCTTACAGTCCGCGCGGCCGATACCAAAAAAGCCATCACGGCGGCCAAAAAACACCGCTACTGGGCCCCAATCCCCCGCCACACCCTAAGCGATTACGGCGACATGGCACGCATCGATATTAAAGATGAGAACGTTTGCGCCTTTATCTACTGGCTTGATCCTGAAGAGTACAGCCAGGATAGGCACGGCGAAATCGTAAACTAAACCCACAAAGCCACGGACGGCAAACAAACCCGCTAACCGAAGAGGAGCCGCAGCCATGAAAGCACCAAACACGCAAACCATAAACCAAGCCCGCGCATTTTTACGCGATTGGCCACACCTTGCCGCAGTTGCCGCAATTATGCAGCTTGCCGCCATGCTGGCGCTCGACTGGACGCAAGCCGAAGCAATCTACCAAGCAATAAAAGGAGCCTAAGCCATGAGCGCATTACAAAGACGCCTAGCCGCGTATAAAGCAAACACCGCGAAAATGGCCGAACGCTACCCAGAATCAGCGCATTATTCAAACTGGCGCAACAACCGCTACCCAAAACCCGCGATTTTAAAACGTGGTCAGCATACGCGCAGCAAAGTTGACGAAAGCACGATTTACGCGGATTGTTTCAACGACTTGCCGTTGATCCAAGTCGGCGAGGCACACGACATTTGCCGACACTTGCCGCAGGGCTGGTATACATCCGACGACGGTTGGACCGGCGAAACCCTGCATGGCTTTGTTTTAGCCTTCAGAAACCCGCACAAGCTAAACGACGCCGGCGCGCACCTGTTTTATCTCGCAGCAACGCGGCACAGCGATTGGGATGGTGTAACCGTATACACAGATAGCGTACACGACACCGCAGAAGACGCCGCGCGATACGCGGACGAGTGCGCCAGGATCGACGCGGAAGAGCAACGCGAAGCCGACGCGATATATCAGCAAGAGCAACGCATCATCGAAGCCCGCGAAGAGCTACACCGCACCAACAAAACCACGCTGGAGCTAATCCGCGAAACAAAAGCCGCGCAACCGCTCAGCCCCGCAATTTGCGCCGCCGTGCGGCAGACAATCCGCGCATACTTGGCGGACCGCGCCGAACTACTGCAAACTATAAAAACTGGAGCATAGAACCATGAAACAAACAATCAATCATTCAGAATTTACCGCAGCTTTCCACCGATGCGGACGCGGCGAACAATTCAGTTACGAGGCATTAAGCTTGTTATTCAACTACTTTGAAGAGTTGGAAGAGGACACAGGCGAAGAAATAGAGCTGGATGTAATCGCCATTTGCTGTGAGTACACAGAGAGCGACGCCGAAACAATAGCCAGTGATTACAGCATCGACTTGAGCGATTGCGAAGACGACGACGAAAAGGAGCGAGCCGTTATTGAGTACATGGAAGACAGAACAGCCATTATCGGCCATACATCGAGCGGAATGGTTTACGCTAACTTTTAAACACCCAAAGCCAAACCCAATAAAACCCAAACACAAACACAAACCGAAGAGGCGACACCATGACCGCAAAAACACCAACACAAACCGATTTTATTAAACAATCGTCAATCCCCGCGCCGCTAATCCGCGCGGTAATCAAGCAGCTTGGCGGTTGGGAAAGCTTCCAAGAGAAAGCGCCCGACATAACCAGTTATGGCATGGCTGGCGGAATAGGCGGATTTATCTATTATTATCCTGATACAGTGCCTTTTTCCAAAAAGCACAAAAAACACATTTTAGAACTTGCCGAACAACAGGCCCGCGACTATGGCGAAGCGGACGCTTTTGCAATGATCGCCGGTTTTAATTGTCTAAAAGGTTTGGACCTCAGCCCCGGCAGAATCGCTACCCTAGCACTAGGCCGAGAACCCAAAGACGACGACGGAAGCGCAGACTATACCCAGATACACAACGCGCTTGCATGGTACGCGGGCGAGGAAGTAGCCCGGAGCTATTGCGATTATCTGGAATACCTAAACGACTAACCAGGACCCAAACAATGAACGTGCAAATAAAATACAAAACGGCGGTGATGGTGCCGGCTGGCTGGCGGTCCGTCATGATAACCGCACAAGCCGAGCAGATAAGCGTAAAGCGCGCCCAGGTTGTCGAAGTCGTAGCGATAGACGGCGAATCACCCGACGGCTATACGTCACGCACCGGCGCGAAGCGACAAACATACAACGCCGCCGGCATAGCAGAACGCGAAAAGGGCAAAATAAAAATATTGTCAAAATGCGCAAAAGTAACCAAACAGGACACAGAACAATGGCTAAGTTAAAAATAGGTGATTTAGTGGCGATACGTGGCGACCTACGCCGCAACTATAAAAGAGAGTGCGTATACGCCCCCTCACAACTCGTAGAGAATAAATTTTTGAAAAACCCCACCACACAAGCCCTGTGGATTGGCAGAGTTGAAAAGATAGACGAACAAAGACAGGAAGCCCGCGTAGCTGGCGGCTGGCGAGGGTTTGAATTTTACGAGGTAATGTTACCTAACCAGGAGTCGAAACAATGAAAACCAAAACACAGCAACAAATCGAAAACGCACGGCAAGCTATCCGCGCCCAGGAAGCCGCGACACGATCCGAGGCGATAAACCGCTACATGATGACGCAGGAACAGCAAGGCGAAACGATAAACCGCTTAAAATTCGACCTGCGGCTTTCCGCCGCCGTGGCGGTACTGATAACGCTTGCCGCCGGCTGGTACGCCGTGGCTAAAATACTCGGTCCGATTTAGGCTATTTTTTAGGCTTCCAGCGCAAGCAGGGAGCCTATGAAAAACACCTAACCAAAACCGAAGAGGAAGCATATGGACGACTACACACCCGAAGAACTGCGCGAACACGCAGAAATGATGGCCCGCATAGCCCGCGAAACGTTAAGAGCCGCGCAACAAAATAGAAAAGTTACCGCGCACTATCTAGGCCACAATCCCGACATCGGCGCCGCGTATGGCATCGACGGAGACGAAAATCTATATATGTTCACCTTGCCGGAGCTGAGAACCGCAGCCAAAGCCGAACAGATAGTATTAAAAATCATTTTATAACCCAGCCACCGGAGCCACACAAAATGCGAATTCGATACGAACCAGGAGATAAAGTTTATCTCCCCGAGGAAAACGAACCGCCGGGATTGTTTTACATAATAAAAACCCTAAATCGCCGCTTAGTAGTGCTAGAACCCGCCGAACATTGGAGAATAGAACCCGACAAAGTACAGGCCATAACGGAAATTTTACCCGCGCTAACAACGACCGAACGCGCAAAAATTATTAACTAACCACCGAAGAGGAACGAGCCATGATTAAGCAAAAAACAGCAAGAGCGATGTTATACGACTGGCACGGTGGCCAAAGGTCCGCCACCTATGCCGCCGCGAGTAGCGGATTAATCATAAACTTCGAAGAGCTATTACGCGAAGTCAACCAGATTTCCTTTACAGCAGACCGCGACAAGCTAACCGAATATTTGCTACACCAACAAAGCAAACGTAGACTACTTACGCGCGGTCATATCCTCTGTTTAGCCCTTCCCTGGGCGAACTAACCCGACAACCGAAGCCGATAAATAAAGGCCAAAAGCACTTGACACAGTAAGAAAACCGCGATAAGCTGACCGAAAATTTAGTAACAACAGACCGAAGAGGCCCGACCATGACAACCGAAAACGCCCCAGAAATCCGCACCAACAACCAACCCCGCGAATTGCTTTCATGGTTCGATTTGACCGAGAAAGAAAAAGCCGAATTCGATTGGTACTCGGATTTTACGGAAACCTCAGCCCCTATTGAGTTTTTCCGGTACAAGGGCAACGTGTACACATTAGGCGATTTTATGCGGCTGGATAAAAATAGCCCATTTCCCGGTGATTGGCACGGGTATAAAGGCGACTCGTTTTTTAGCGGGTTATTGATCCGCCTAGACGACACAGGCGAATCCGTTGTTGTAGGCCAATATATTAGCTAACCCGATTACCCAAGCCAGGGATGGCAAAACCCAGACACCGACCACCAAAACCGAAGAGGCCCGACCATGAAACCGACCAAACACATCGAAAAATTAGCCGCTGAAATCTGCAAAGCCGACCCCTACGCGGACCTAAACTGGACCATCAAACACCTGACCAATTTTGCCGAAGCCCTGGTAAAAGGCCGATATTATACAGCCGTCGAAAGCGTTAGCCGGTCCGGTATGAGCCGCACGATTGCCATTGCAATCATCAAAAACAACGAACTACACGGCGCCCCCGGCTTTATCTATAAGCTGGCAGGGTGCGATAAAAACCGTCGGATATCGGGCTGCGGTATGGACATGCTATTTGCGGCGCAATACAACTTATTTCGAGCCCTGTGCCCTGGAAAGCGGTACCAAGACAGCATGAAACGCTATAACAGCCTATAACCCAGACACCGACCATCAAACCGAAGAGGGCCAGAACATGGCACAATCTCAAATATTCCGTGGCACCGCCCGCAGAATCGAAACCAACCCACACACCGGCACCCGTAACTATTTTTACCACTCAACGCCCGTTGTCGGCGTGTTCCAGGACGGTAAAATCATGTTGAATAGCGCCGGCTATCGTACCAACACGACCAAACTAGCAATGAACCAAGCCAGCAGCCAGGACAATCTTGGATTCCAAGTCTATGCCCGAAAACGGGAGTGGCTTGTTAGCTGGAAAGGGCAAGAATTACCTTTTGAAGATACCATGATACTTGACTAACCCGACCGGGAAAGCCGACCATCAAAACCGAAGAGGATCAGACCGTGAAACCACTAACCGCAAAACAAAAACAAGCAATCCGCTTACACTGGGCGCCCTATACCCTGAAATTCAAAGCTGACGGCTCAGTGATGGCGCGCAAAAGTCCGGGCGCGGCATGGGGCTTACTCTACACACCGAGGCAAGCAGAGGAGCATGCCGCATGTCTTATGTAGCTTATATCATCCAGCGTAAGCCAAAACACGCCCGACTTTTTGTCGAGTTGGAGAAATCAACCGAAAAATTGTACTTTACGCGTGAAGACGCGGAAGCCGACCGGCAAAGCGATCCAATACTCGCGGAGTTTTTCGCGGTGTATGAAGTGGAAGTAGAATTTTCATACGGGCAGATAGAAATCTTAAAAGCCGATCACCCAAACCGAAGAGGATTAGACCATGAAACCGATTAAAATTACAGACAACAACGCCAGTGGAATCGAAGCGGCTTTAAGGGCCGCTAACGGGTCTGCCGAGGCCCACACGTACATAAGGTATAGCGAAATGCGAGGGCTTGCCCACAGAGCCGAGAAAGAGCTAACCACTTTGCTGGCATACGATAAGTACAAGTCCGGTGCGACCCTGGATAGCCGATCAGGGGCCAAGCTACCCAACAGGTACAGAAACAGCCGGATAGTAACCCGTGTAAAGCTGGAACGCAGGACAAAAGATTGGTTCCTGGTATCGGCTAAAACAGAAATTGCGTGGCGAGAGGTGGAATACGACCACTTATACCTGACGCCCGCGCAAGACGCCCAGGCGATTAAAATTTTGAGATCCCGGTACAGCATTAACGGGAACACCTAACCCGACCATTTAGCACTTGACACATAGCCGAAAATCAAGATAGACTGACCGAAACTTTCAAACAAAACCGAAGAGGTAATCAAAATGCCACCGCTCAAAAACAGAATATTTTATGGGTCCGACTGGCAAGGCACGGGCTATCGGCTCGAACAATACAACAGCCATGGCTATAGCGCGATCAGCGTACCGTTCGAGCAGATATGGGACTGTATTTGCTTTGCTATGCGCCGGACTGGTCATGTTGACCAAATTTGCTAACCCGACCACAGGAGCAGACCATGCCCAGCAAATTGAGATACAAAATAGGCGACTGCGTTTATGTAAAAGGCGTAGGCGCAGCCAAGGTAAACGACTTAATTGGAGGAACCTATTTTCTTTACTTTTACAACGGTAAATCCGGCCAGGGTTGGAAAGACCACGACATAGAAAAGCCATTAACCGGAAAGCAATTTTGGTCCGAGTGGCGTAGGTACAAGGCTTTTAACTAATGGGATACCACAACAACGAAGGGATGTATCAGAAGAGCATAAAGGACGCTCAAAGATTTATAAACGACCGCGCGAGGCTAGAACACGCGATCTTTATTTTGCTCCGGGATAAAGGGATATCCGAAGAACGGATATCCTCGGTGGTATCGGAAGTAAAAAAGAATAATTTTTCGACCTTGTACCAAGCTATCAACCCGACCATTGGAGCACCCTATGACTACCCTAAATAAACCCGATGTAATGCCGCCTATCGAATACCAAGACGCGTTTGGTACTGAAGTCTCAGTACCGGTATTAGCCTGGGGAGGGGAATGGTACGTCGCTTTTTGCATGCGGGATTGTGGAACCGTCAAAATGAATTGGTATACCAACTGCTCGGAGAAGTGGATAGTAACCGACAGCATAAAAGGCTGGATACCGCTACCACCTAACCCAGCCATTGAGGCACGATATGACTACCCTAAATAAACCCGACGTAATGCCGCCGCTCAGTGAAGACCAGGACTATTATTTAGACGCTGAGGCTTCCACCCCCGTACTAGCGTGGGATGACGACCAATGGTTTGTGGCGTATGCGACAAAAGATATCGAGACGGGCAAAATGGCTTGGCACACAGACTGCGCAGAAAACTGGACCGTAACCGACAGCATAAAAGGCTGGATACCGCTACCACCTAACCCGACCACCGAAACAATAAACAAAACTGGAGAATAGATCATGAGCGGTGTAATCAAACTCATTAAGTACAAGGTAAAAGCCGGTGTTTTTGCGGTCGACGAAACTACTCTGTACAGAGTAGATGTTATAGGACTGGACGGCTCCGTAAGATACGGTAATCCCTATATAGACATTAAATACGCTAAAAAAGAAGCCGAAGAATGGCGAAGTTTTACAGGCTTCCGCGTCATAAAAGTGGAAATATCAAAAATGTACACAGAAATTGAAACAGAGATGCTTTAAAAGGCTCAAAACTGGAGAACAAAACATGCAAACCGAAATGAGCGTAATCAAACAATTACAAAAAGACTGTGGCGGACAATGGCTGTACGTCAAACTGACCCACAAAGGCGAAACGATGTGGCGCAACCAGGAAGGCCGTATTGCAATGCAAGCCGTAAAGAAAGGCAGCATTGTAGTATTTCCGATGACATTCAGGGAACAGTAGCCATGATTACCGACACCAAAAACATTCTAACCCTCGCAGCGGCCTTACAACCCGGCGAGGCGGTATACAAAGAAGTGATTAACGAATCCGTTGCCAAGCGATGCGCCAGCCGCGTAACCTGCCACTGTCGGTATGGCAAGAAAATGGCCGGCATGCAGTTTAGTTGCCGGATAGTGCTGGCCGTAGAAACGGCTAACAAAACGCAATTGCTATTGCGCATTGAGCGGATAGCTTAACCCGACCACCTGGGCGAACCTTTAAAACTGGAGAACAAAACATGCAAACCGAAATCGAAAAGATCCAACGAGTTATCAACATTTTCAAAACGAGCAAGGCCAAAATACGACCCCATTTTATCGTCGTTGGCGCCAGCGGTGCGGGCAAGAGCTACACTATCCAGCAGCTCACAGCCCAAGCGAATCTGAACTACCTGGAAGTTAACGCCGCGCAGTTGACCAAAGAAGGGACCAGCGGCAACAGCTTGAGCAAAGCGTTAACGCCACTCATCACTTGCGGTAACCGGATGACCGTATGCTTTGTCGACGAGTTTGACAAGCTCTTTATATCAGGCAACAGCAATAGCCAATTAGCCCATGAAACAACCAACGGTGTGCAGAACGAATTTCTGAAAGTGTTAGAGTCGAACATAGCCTCGGTGTATGGCGACTATGGCAAATATGTTAACGCCTCGGTCGACAATGTATTGTTCGTATTTGCCGGCGCATTCAACGGTGAACAGTCGATCACCCTGGACCGGTTACGCGACTTCGGTGTTAAGACGGAATTCTTGGGCCGAGTAGGGTTAGTGTTCAATTTGCGCAAGCTGACCATTGACGAACTGCTTAAAATCCTGAACGATAGCGCGCTGTTGCATGACTACTTGAAGTTATTTCCTGCGGTCAAAAAGAAGGACTGCACCACGGTAATCGGCAAGTACATCGTCGAAAACTACGAAAACAATACCATCGGCGCCCGGATCATTTCCAATTTGGTCCACTCGTACTTCATTAACGAGGGCGAGTTGACCCAGGAAGAGGCCAAGCAGTCGACGTTCCAAACGACCATGGCGTTTGGTAAAAAAGAAACCGCCGACCCACTGGAAGGGCTAGACTAACCCGACCCTCGAAACAGGGGAGTAAATCATGTCACCAAGAAGACTATTAGCAGAGAAGTTTACACGCATCGTGGCAATGCGATTACATACTATAGACCAGATGAATAAGGGTATAACTCCGCCGAACTCGGTTACCAAAGGGTATATAGAGCGGTATCGAGGCATCCCGCAAGAAAATCTGCCGCCGTACGTGATAGAAATTAATAATTTCAAATTAGAAGTGGATGAGTTTGTCGCTATGCTAATGCAAGCGGTGGATGCGGCATACGGGGGTAAACCTTGAAAATTCAATCCGCCTTGCTAGACCCACTGGAAGGACTAGGCTAACCCGACCATGGATTGCGACTGCTAATTTAAAACTGGAGAAGAGAAAATGCCCGTAAACGTAAAGTTAAGAAACGACATCGAGAAAGTACTGGAGACACTGGACTTAGATCCGATAGTCGTAAAAAATATAGTGGTAGACATTATGGATGTCATAGCATTTCATATGCCGCATCCTACTACCCCACACCACCCTACAACCGAGGTACTACAATGATGAACCAGGACCAACAAAACAGTTTTTACTATGATGGGTATTCCGACTCTAAAGCCGGCGCCCGGTATAACCCGCCATCTCCCCCAGAGTTCGCCGCGCAGTACCGGGACGGATACGAGGATTACATCTTTGAAACCAACCAGTTCAAGCGCATGACAGAGGCACAGTTGCAGAACTATATCGTTACCAAGCAAGCGCAGAGCGAGTTTGACGCGGAATACGAGAACGCAACCCGCGTTTACAACGCGCGGTTCAAACCTGAGTAACCCGACCATCTGGCGAACATATAACTGGAGAATTGAAAATGATTAAGCGGTTGAAAGAGCGTTTAAGCCGTTGGTATTGGTATTGGTTCGGCGATCAGTACGAAGAATTTTGTACCGGCGAAGACCAAGATCAAATAGACGCCCTCGGATTTATTCGCCGAGGTCCGGATAGCCGGAACCATTAACTGGAGAATTGAAAATGAAAAGGCTTAAGCTAATGCTCAACATTTTATCATCTGCAGTCATCGGAGCTATCTTGGCGCAGATGGGGTTCGGCCCCGACACTTGGCAGGTATGGGCCATCATTATCGTGGCAAGTCTAATGTCGTTGCCGCTATGAGCGACCACTACTTCTATTGCTACTATTGCAATCAGCACAAGCGCGGCGAATTGCTAAGCCCGAACACGCCACCTTCTGGTAAACCCTGCTGCGTAGCGTGCGATTGTAGGAGGCAGAAAGGAACTTTGGCGCATAAGGCACCCAAAAAATTAAAGCCTGCCAATATAGAATGGCTGGCCAACACGTATAGGTAGGACTATGAAACTGGAAATATACATGAAAAGCGGAAATGTAATTCGCGTTAGAGGCGTAAAAGATTACGCTATTAAGATGTCCGGTAGCGATTTACGATCCCTGGAACTCAAATATTTTTGGCGTCGGCCCAGCCGAAGATTGGTGATGCCGACGTTACAGCTAGATCAGATAGAAGCCATTGTGAGGTCGGGCTTATTTTAGGTTGACACTACAGCATATGACACGATATAGTGCCTACTGAATACAAACTGGAGAATAGAAATGAGAGACTATACCGAAATGTTTGAGGCCTTGTTAGCTGGAGAAACGCTAACAACCACTAACGGAAGCATGAACGAATATAGGCTAAAAGACGGTAGAATTGAATATAGAAACAGTAACTATGAAGGGTCTATCTGGACTGAATCTAACGGCGTCCCAGCCTTTGATGCGTTGCAGGTAAAGCCAAAAACAATTCTGATAAACGACTTTGAGGTGCCTGAACCGGTTCGACAAGTAGACCCTACGCGCTGCGAATGCTATTGGGCTCCCAATTTTAACGGGCCTAATGAGTCGGACGTAATAAGCTTCTTCGCCCGTACGGGGTGGGACCCAGGGTACCACATCAACAAATATCTCTCGATGGGCTTTATCCATCTCACTAAGGAAGACGCACTTCTACACAGGCGGGCGGTTCTAAGTTTCACCGCGCCGTAACCCATAACCAAGAACAAACTGGAGAATAGATCATGATGACTAACTGGACAAAAGCGATTACCAAAGCACTGGATGAACGAGGCGAAACTTTTGGGGACGTAGAATCCATAACCCTTAACGCGGATGAATTGGAAGAAGAATTTAATTGTGGGTATGGGAGCGAAGAAGGTAGGCCGTTTACCGCGTGGACCCGAAACTACGTGTATTTTCCGGTTTGCTACGACGGTGCGGAGTGGGTTGGAAGCGTGCCGAGAAATCCGAACGGTGAACCCACGACTCATATAGGCGGGTAGACAAGAACAAACTGGAGAACGACATGAATTTAATTAGCTGTGATAACTGCGGAACGGTACTTAATAAGGATAAGCTTATTTTCCCCAAAAATATCTGGGTCGATGATGGAGCTTCCATAGATGAAACGAAAGCTATGCTGTACGGTGATGACTGGGTAGCGTTTATCGATTGCCCTGTCTGTCAAGAGCCGATACCTAAAACTGGAGAATAGAACATGTTTAAACGAATCGAAAAATGGCTGGAAAGCAAAGCGGATGAGGCCGCGAAAGAAGAATACGACAACGGCTATGGCTACGCGGCAACGCAAATACTCAAGTATGGGTACGATATGGACGACCTGGACCCTATGTTCGACGGTTCGCGATTCGATAGGGGGATGGCGGATGCAACAACAGCGATTGCGGATCTCCAATATAAAGCCAAAAAGCTGGAGCGCATACAGGCCGAGAACCAAGGCCTTCGCGACATCGTAGAAGGCATGCAGGGCGAAATAACTCTCTTGCTACAAGGGCTAAACGAGGTGAGCACCCCGCAAGCGCTATCGGACGTTACCGAGTCTTCTAACGGCCCTCGGTTCCCCCGGTATTTCCCGCACACAGCGCCTTTCGACCCATCCGATTTACCTGAGTGGACCAACTGGGTGGCGCAGGATGAGGATGGTATGTGGTATGCCTACGAGAAGAAGCCGACATGCGGCAGAGCAGCCTGGAGAGAAGATTCGGAAGACGGGAGGACAGAGAATATTTCACGTTCGCTGCCGAACGCAGACTGGAAAATTGCGTTGTACAAGCACCGCAAGATATTGTTGACTAATCCCTAAAATGCCGATGCAGGATTATTTTGGCAGCCAACTTGGCTAATTGATAGTGGAGAATTGCTATGTATGATTACCAAACCGAAAGAGAAATCGTATTTACCGAGCAGGGCCAAGTAATGTTTCTTGCTATTAGGGATAGGGCTAAAACCTTAATAGCAGAAGCGGGGGCTGCGCGAGCGCAAGAGATTATAAGAGGCGTAGCCGGCGATAGCTGGCACATGCTAGCGTGTATAGATAGGCTGGTGGAACTGGGTGAGCTACGAGAAATTTCGCAAAATGGGTGCGCTGGGCAATACCGCGTATTTGTAGCTAACAGGCCGTGGTAATTACTTGACTAATCCCTAAAATGCCGATTAGATACTTAACTTTTTATACCGAGGAAACCTCCGATGCCCGACGACGCAGATTTTAGCTCCGACCTAGAGATTGCTAGCATAGCGCGCGCAATTCTCAAGCATGTACACCGGGAGCAGCATGCCCCTGAGTATAACGATAAGGGCGAAAAAGTCTGCATCGATTGCGGTGTCGACATACCCCACAAGCGGGCGGCTATAACCGGCGTAGTACGCTGTATAGACTGCCAAGTGATCGAGGAGCGATACAATGTTAGTAGAAACTGAATGGCTGGATATGTTTATCACATTACAAATAGTGGGCGGCTTACTGTTAGTCGCTTTTTTATACGCTTGTCGTAGGGGTGATGATGACAATGGCGAATGAAATAGAAAAATATCGGGAAATCTTAAAACGGTTCGCGGATATGATTTCACCGGCAGCAGCCAAGTTGCCACCGGCTACCAAATACCAACCAAAAATGACGCTGGCGCCATTTATAGCCGCGTACCAAGCCGTCTATGAGGGCGAGGATAACGACGGAGCGTGAGCGCCCGTATTTTGACGAAAAACTGGAGAAAACAAATGACCGCCCAGGCAAAAATAAACGCGGAAGTGCTAGCCGCCTACGCGGATCTCGCTAGGAGCCAGCTTATTGTAGAAGAACTGAAAATGCAGTTATGTAGGGCAAAGCTCGATGCGTATTCACGTTACCTACGGGCTTTAGGGTTGGATAGTGAAGCAAAGCGGGAGAACTAGGATGAGCCGACAACTACTAGAAAGAATATTGAACAAGAGCGCGGCGCAACCCCCTAACTTATAGATATGGGGTCAAGTCGCGCGATTTTGATCTTTGATTGACTATATAGCTAATACCTGTATACTGATTACATGAGCAATTTTAGCATAAAATATAAGTCAAACAGCAATGTGGTTTATTCGTGTAAGTACCACGTCGTATGGTGCCCCAAGTACCGACGAAAAGTTTTAATTGGTACTATAGAAACCAGACTTAAAGAAATTATACAAGACGTATGTATCGAGTTTAAATCAGAGATGATTGAGTTAGAGGTTATGCCGGATCACGTACATTTGTTGGTTGAGGTCGATCCACAGTTTGGCATTCATCGCCTGGTTAAAACCATTAAGGGTAGGACATCGCGCGTTTTACGGCTTGAGTTTAAACAGCTTAAATCCAGGCTGCCGACGCTTTGGACTAATTCTTATTTTGTTTCCACCGTGGGCGGTGCGCCGTTGGAAATAATTAAACAGTATATTGAGAACCAAAAGCAGGTTTAACCGATGATCCAGACTCAATTAAAACTTAGGCTCAACGTTGTTCAGTCTTCATTGTTGGACGTATGGTTATTTATGCTTACGGGCGTCTGGAATTGGGCTATCCGTAAAATAGAGAATGACTCAAAAGGTGGTATCTATTACACACCGAATGGTTTTCAAAACCTGTTGGCGGATCATGGCAAGAAAATCGGTATTCCAAGCCATACCGTACAAGGCATGTTGGCAACTGCCTATATAGCGTGGAAGCGTTGTTTTAAAAAGATTGGCGGCAAACCTAAGTTAAAAGGAATGCGTAACAAATTAAACAGCATCCCGTTTCCCGATCCTATCCGTACGCCGGAAAACAATCATGTCAAATTGCCTGGAATAGGAACTGTCCGGTTCCATAAGCAAGATATTCCAGTGGGCAAAATCAAATGTGGTCGTATCGTTAAGCGCGCATCCGGCTGGTATTTGTGTCTGTTTATTGATTCCGAGCGCAAGACGATAGCGCGCAAGGCAGAGGGCGTTATCGGCATTGATCCCGGTTTCAAGGATTTGCTAACGACTTCAAACGGCGAAAAGATTGACCATCCAAAAGAATTGCATCAATCCGCAAAACGCTTGGCTCAGGCGCAACGTGGCATTAACAGGAAATTAGTAGCAAGGCAGCATGAGCGCATTCGGAACCAACGCAAGGACAGAAATCATAAGTTGTCATTACGTTTGGTACAGGAAAATACCGTTATCTATTTTTCCAAAGATAATATCAAAGGGATTGCCAAGAAATTCGGGAAGAGCGTGGCCTCAAGCGGTCACGCACAACTTCGGTCAATGCTTGAGTACAAGAGCCGTGCAGGCGGTACTCAATATGTCGAGGTTGCTTCCAAAAATTCCACCAGGATTTGCTCAACTTGCGGGAGCCTAACAGGCCCTACAGGATTAGCAGGACTGTCGGTGAGGGATTGGGAGTGTTCGGCGTGTGGAACGCATCATGATCGCGACGTAAATGCAGCGATCAACACTCTAATTTCCGGGGCTGGAACGGCCCACGAGGTACGCCAATGTCTGGCGTAGTCAGGAATCCCCCTGCCTTCAGGCATGGGGAGGTTCAAATCAAAATTTATTGCCCGCCAATCAACTTAAACAGTAAACCATGGCAGCACGCATTTGATAAGAGGTACTACATGAGTCGCACAACGCAAAGCAAGCATGACACCCTGAAGTTATACTGGGAGCGCAGTGGTCGCCCTCCGTTAGAGTTTAAATACGGCGATGACCCGTGGCTGGAGGTAGCGGGGACGCCATCGTGGAACCCGGCATTTGACTACCGGATACGGGGCGTCGATACCGCGATTAGCAAAAACACTGCGCAGTATGACGAGGGATACAAGCATGGCTACGCAGAAGCGCTAGCCGCCGTAATAACTCTTTTGAGAGCTAGGCAGTGATACCGCAGGAGGCCATATTAACGCTACGGCCATGGCGCCGCGCAGACCCTTGCAGGTACTGTGGCCGACCTCTGTATACTACCGTACCGAACAAAGAATACCACAATAGCTGCGCGAGAAAACGCAAGGCCGAACAAACGAGAAAACGAAAACTGGAGGCACAAAATGAGCGGTAAATGGCAAGGCGGTAAGGGATCGGACCCTAGGCCGATTACAGACAGGCAGAAGTTCGGGGAAAACTGGGACCGGATTTTCGGCAAGAAGCCGGGGCCTAAAATACTGGATAGCATACTAAGTGTAGAAGTAAACCACGTCCAAGAAGGCGAGGATACGCCGTTCCATAACGTAGTTGTTAAAAACTCTTTCAGACCCGAAAAGAAAAAGATCTTATTGTGGGTTTTATGCCCCGGTTACGTGCGCTCTAAAAACGATGGTCAGACGCACTACATATCGGCTAGGCAGCTAAGGAAGCTGTACGAACTGAAGTATTTGGATTACGTTTTAACTGAGGAAGAGTTTTTAGCGACTAGAAGAGGTGAGGTACGCCCTGATGAGATAGAAGTCATCAAACTATATCCCCTGTACTCCGGCGAGTATCACGAAACGAAAATTATACTTTTAGCGAAATTGGAGGCGCAAAATGAGCGGTAAATGGCAAGGCGGTAAGGGGTCGTACCCTAGGCCGATTACAGACAGGCAGAAGTTTAGGGAAAACTGGGACCGGATTTTCGGGAAAAAAGAACCGGAAATTTTGGAGGCTTGGTCTGCTAACGATGATGACTACAACTGCATTGAATTGAGCGACCTCCTAAACAACAACGATTATTTGTCGGCGGGGGATACGGTTTACGTCGGGAGGTATCGTAAGTACAAACCCTCGGACTTGTTTAACGTAGAATGGGTAATAGAACAATTTGAAAATGCGGCTTGGGATTTAGGCGGTGAGTATGCGGAGTCTGTGTTGGATAATGTCGACGCTGCCGCCGAAAAAGAACTCGAAGACATGCTAGAAGCGTGGATCGCTAAGTATCTTAAAATAGATTTTTATCAGGTGATTGATACCAAGCCCTACGTGTTAACAGAGGAGGATTTTTAGATGGTAAATAAAAGATTGATAGCCGAAATGTATAGTCACAAGTTCAGAGCGGAGATAAAGTTATCGGAACTTATGAGTCATGACGTTTTTTCGATGTGCGAGCATTGCCAGGAGAGTCCAAGTTACCAACGACATGTAGCCGAAGTACATTTCCTGGAGGAAAAGATCAAGTACCTGGACCTCCTAATTGATATTGTCCTTTCAGACGCGTAATAAAAAGCCCTCTTTCGAGGGCTTCTTTTTTGTTAGGTAGGAATACCTGTAAACAACCACTTTAACCGCTGTCGCCAGGAAGCGGAGCCGAGCGACTCCAACTTATCCGTTGCCAGGGATAACCGATGCGCGGTACCAGCCTGCAATTGCGAAAGGCCAGTTATGGTTGACTCCATATAATCCCATGCAGCTTTTTGCATATGGAACACATCAGCTACTTCGTCTGATAGGCCTACGATTATCTCTTTATCCCCTCGTATAAAGCGGCGCCCTTTAATATCCTCCCGGATTACTTCAGGTAGTTTCCAAGAATACCCCTCGGGGGTTCTTGTTCTGCAAGGGCGGCCACCCGGAGCCCGATATATCGCGTGTTCGTCACCCATCACTTCATAATATTGAATGTCGGTGACGACGATCATGGGGCATTCTCCAGCGCCAGCAAATCTTCTTTCAGCTTTTTCTTCATCGCCTCTTTCCATTCCCTAGACACCACCACCTTGCCGTCATCGCGTTTTTCGACGCTACCCTTCAGCTTTGCCAGATTGGTTTCGTGGACCAGATTCCAAGCCATTTGCGCTTTATCAGGCCCGAGCACGGTGTTCAAGAAACCCGCAGCGACGACTATGTTATCCAGGGCTTCTTTCACATCATCCGTAAGATGGCCTACGTAATCGTGGTACTGTGTTTCAGCGAATTCCAGGCTTTCTTCGCCAATCAGCGTGGCATACATATCCGCTTGATTAGTACGACCAACACCTAATGATTGGTTGGCCAGGGTCATAAAATCAGCTTGGTCTTTAAAAATACTCATATTGGAAATCTCCAGTTTAAAAATTATAGTAAATCTTCCATACCTAACCCGGTATGTTCGATTCGTTTATGCCGCTCGATCACAATAGCCCGAGCTTTTTCCAGGCTTTCGCCTACCTCTTTGACCTTTGCCCATAAGGCATGCCGGTTATCACCATCGTAGTTGATGGGCAACCGGCAACGGTCAAGTTTTGTAAACCCAAGTTCCAGTAGCGCCCGAGTTAATTTATGCTTCTCGTTTGGTTTCAACGCGCCATTTGACCGCACCATGAGGGCGTTAAATAGCGGCGTGAAGGACACAACCTGAGAACCATATAGCGGCTCTTTGCTATCCTCCAGCATCTCATGGACCTCTTCGATCATGTCGTCTTTTACGATCCGCAAAACGGTTTGTTTATCATCGGTCATCGGTGCGTGGCCGTTAGGATGGAAATCCGGATGCACCGGTACTGTACGCAACCAAAGCATAATGTCGCCGGCGTCGTTTTTAGCGGCATCCGTTAAACGGTCGAAATAGGAATTGTCGGTTTTATCCTCTTTCATTTTGTCCAGGTCGAGCTTGGAAAACAAAATGTAATACCGACGGTCGCCCTTATCGATTGGGGCTGCGTCCTTGTAGTTAGAATACAGCATATAGTTCTGCGTGTTCGGTATGGACTGAATCTCCTGGTACATCTTTTTAACGCCCACATCGTCATTTGTGATGTAGGTCTTCAGAAGATTCAGCGCGTCGTGCCGGTTATGCCCATGGAATTTAACTTCTTCGATGGTGCAGAATACAGTACCCTCGGCCCAGCCTGTTTGCCCGGAGGCCGAACTAGCCATGATGGACTGCCCATGGATGGTCCTAGCGTTCGCCGCGCCGACCGCCGCTTTGATGAATGTCGAAAGTAAGCTTTTACCGTCGCCGTATTCACCGATAATCAAGGGCGCCCACCGTACCTTCAACGGTCGTTCGGCGGTTACGGCGGTCAGGTAATTGCACAGTAATTGGGCTTCCCGATTCCAACCCCCGCATATCAGCTCGATATGCTTTTTGAAGGTTGCTACTGCATCCGGTCGCTGGATGACCTCGGGTATTACCGCTCGGCCTATGGGGCTGTATGTGTTGACGTGGGATACGCCTTGGTAATCGAACAGCGAATTCAAATTCGGCGCGTACATCGAGCGCATGACTTTCGGGATATAGTTGTTGTTGCGCACGTACCTCGCAGCATCGGTGGGCATGCCCTCACCAACAGGAAGCCGGCAATCAAACATCGCTCGGAAACCGGAGTTTGTCAGCTTGCCCCGTGTATCTACGTTGAAAAATATCTCTTCTTCCGAAATCCAGACCCAGTTTTTTGACCATTCTGGTGCATCCGCATAATTAACGTCGATTTCGTCTACGCTACGCGCTGCGGCGACCGCCCTGCGGGACTTCATAGCGCGCAAAGCCTCCGCGCCTGTCAGCGTGTGCCCAGGACGCAATTCTGCGTACTTTGTGATCAAAGCAGCCTTAAAATCTTTTTCCAGCGACACGTTGCCGTGGGATAACTGCCACAGTTTGGCGGCTATATCGGTAACCAGGATGTTGTAATCGGTGCAGCTATTCAGTAGCTTTTCAGCCTTAGTTACGTTGGCGTTTGCCTGCGCGGATCGGTCTTTTTGGTTCCGGATGTTGTACTCTTTGACTAAAGAGCGAAACGTAACCAGCGGGCCATCGGTGCGTTTGCCAAAATTATCCCATGCGTTCGATACGTCCTCAAACCCTTTGTAACTGCGAACATTCTGCGACCATTCGTCAAATATCAGCAACCCGTCAAGAGATCCGTCAAATTGGTGGTGCAGCGCCATGCCCACATCCCGCCATTGGGAATATGACTGCTCGCCCGCTTTAGGCAGGTATTTGGCTGCGTTATCCTCGTTAATATCGGGTAGAGGCAGCGCGCCGTCCGCTTCCGATAGCGGGATATACCCATCATCGGAAGGTTGAGTGCGGGTAATAGCGGAAGAATCCCGTTTCTTTTTGGCCGGCGATACCCGCTGAGGTGCGTTGGGATTGGGCTTAAACGCCTCCAGCAAGTCATCCGCCGTATACGGTGGTTTACCGGACTCATGGATAATCCGCACCATAAAAGGCTCGCCTTTTCGGTGGTAGAATCCTGCGGGTCGTAGTACGCGCACCGCGTCCTTAGCATTGGGGTCACTACCGTACTCGGCTACCAGAACATCCTGAATTTGCGCGTGCTGCTCTATGGTCAGCCCATCAACTAAAAACAGTTTATGGTATTTTCCAGGGCTAGTTTCGGTAACCAGATGAGGCTCGACCGGCGTAGCGATGCCCAGCCCCTCGTCGTCTTCGACCCAACAGCAACGTATGCGCTCCAGGTTAGCCAATTTACGACCTCGCCCGTCGGTTTCGTTAACGGTAACGAAGATGCCGGCCCCTCGGTCGTTAAACTGAACCAGCGTATCGGATAGCGCATCCAGCGTACCGGTAAGAATTCGCGCTAAAGTACGGTCCTTGCGATCCTTGGAGTCATCGAATGTCTGGAACGTAAAGCCATCGGGCCTATCCTCCAGTAATGACCGCGTATTTGCGCCGGGGTCGAGGATTTCGAGGAAGCGCCTTGCTTGCTCCAAATCAGGTATTAAGTCTGCCATGTGATGTCTTTATTATTGAGCCGACAAAAAATCCCGCGATGCGCGGGAGCCATACAACAATAGCTAACGGTTACAGCAAGTCGGAATTCTCAATCTGGTTGTAGTAATCACAGCTCCGGCATGCGTCACACAGCTCGCCGCGCTTCAGGGCTTTAGGTGCGGCATCAAACTCGGCCTCTATAACATTGGTGGCGGCAGCGACCAGCCCCGCTTTTTCGGCTGACATGCCTCTTCGGCCCGCTACCCATTGGCGAAACATGCACTCAGAGGATTCGGCAAGCGTGGCTAGTTTCTGTTTCATTTGCGGGGTAGCAACGGCAAGCCAGTTGGATAAAGCGGTAATAGGCGCGTATTTAGTTGTCAAGGTCGTGTCCTCAGGAATGGAATTATGGAGCAGAAGCTATCACTATATTGCGCTCTAGTCAAATACAAATTATCACTTGACACACCGATTTTTAGCGTGTATAAATCTTCACGCCGAGTGGGAATACCCACTTTTTTATTTTTACACCAACCAACTGGAGAACAGAAATGTCTTTAGAACAAGCGATACAAGACCAAACCAAAGCCCTTCAAACAATCGCCACTTCGCTGGCCGTTTTGGTAGCAAGAGGGATGAATCCCGCTGCCGCCGTTACTGGGGTAGCCGTCCCTGCAGTAGCTGAAACAAAAGCCGAAGTTAAGCCAGAAGCCAAGGCGAAAACGGAAGTCCGAACCAAGCCAGAACCGAAAGCCGAAAAACCGGTAGCCGAAAAAACCGACAAGGAGCTTATGGCCGAAGTTCTGGCCGAAGATGCGGCTTCGACTGTCGACGAAGACGATGATGATTTGCTGGGCGGCGAAGATGAACCTGCAGACGATTTGCCTAAGTTGCCCGCCGGTACCCGCGATACGGCGTATGCAAAAGCCAATTTGCTGCCCGTGCTGTCTAAACTGGGCCGCGAACAAGTGGTCGAGTTATTGGGCGCGGGTAACAAAATCTCAGATATCCCGACTGATCAATGGGACGAACTGTTTGAAAAAGGCTGCAAACTGCTGAAAGCGGCTGGCAAGTTATGAGCGAGCTAGTCGAACAGCATCATCGCTATTCGGCTTCCGGGGCGGAGGGCTGGTTTAACTGCCCCGGCAAAATAGCAATGGAACAGGGTAAGGAGGAAAAGTATTCTCCTTATGCTGACGAGGGTTCCGCCGCACATTTTTTAGCGGCGGAGTGTTTAATTGGCCTAGTAGACGCCGATGAGCATATCGGTAAAACCATCGTCTGCTATACCTATGAAGGCCGAGCGTATCAAGCATTCTCGTTTACGCCGATACCTGAAAATAGCGTTCTATCGAGCGAGTGGGAAGTCACTCGCGATATGGCGCGCTACGTACAGACCTACATCGATCAGGTTAGCGAAGCGGCTAAAGATGGCACCCTGCTCGTTGAACAGCGGGTGCGCTTCGGGGACTATATCGGCGACCCCGGTGCGTTCGGTACAGGCGACGCGATTATCGTCAGCAATGACGGTAAAACGCTCAAAGTACGGGATTTGAAGTATGGATTCAAGCCGGTATCCCCGGTCGAAAACATGCAAATGATGCTGTACGCCTTAGGCGCGCTGTTCGAGTTCGACTACCTGATAGACCTGGGCGAACTCGAAAACATTGATTTGCAGATCCTCCAGCCGCGAACTTCAACACAAGACCCGCCGTGGATTACCACACCGGCTAGATTGTTTGAGTTTGCGGAGGAAGCTAAGGCGGCGGTCGCCAAGGCCGAGGAAGCGATAGCGAAGCTAAACGACCACGACTGGATGTCAGATAATCCAGGCACTTTTGACGAATGGGCGGGTATGTATTTAAGACCATCGGAAAAAGGCTGTACGTGGTGCAAGGCGAAGGCGGCCTGCCCCGCGTTGCAAAATGAGTGTTTATCCGACATGCAGATTGCGCCAGCAACAGCGGACGGGTTGACCAATCTGGATGCTGAAATGGATGCCGCGCTGCTACGCATTACCGAGGTGGACTTTGAAACGCTGGTTAAGCTGTACGGCGTAACGAAGAAGATCAAGATGTGGGCGGAAGGTATCGAAGACCGCATGATGCACGATATGTTGAATGGGCACAAAACGCCGCATTACAAAATCGTGCGCGGTCGGCAAGGAAACCGGAAGTGGACGTCCGAGCAAGACGCTGAGGCCGCTTTAAAACGGATGAAGTTTAAAGTCGATGAGATGTACGACAAATCCGTTATATCGGTTCCTACAGCCGAGAAGCTGATTAGGGCGCAAAGTCCTAAGAAGTGGAGGCAGTTAGAAGAACTGATTACGCGGCCAGAAGGCAAGCTGGTCGTCGCTCCGATGGGCGACAAACGAGAGAGTTTTGATCCCTATGGGGAGCAAATCGCAAAACTACCTGATTATTCCAACGTCACGTTGGACGACTTAATTTAACGGAGAAATAAAATGGCAAGAATCATTATCAAAAATGCGCGTTTGGCATTTCCAGACGTATTTGAAGCTACCCAGTACAAAAACCAAGGCCCGTTCCAGTACAGATCAACGTTTCTGATCGCGCCAGACAACCCTTGCAAAGCGGAAATCGATGCCGCGATTAAAGAGGTGGCGAAAGCTAAATGGGGCGCTAAGGCAGACGTATTGCTGCCTGAGATCCTCATCGACAAAAAAGCCTGCTGCTTCATTGACGGTAACCGCCGTACATACAACGGCTATGCCGGTAATTGGGCGCTGACGGCTACACGTAATCAGGATGATGGTCGACCAATGGTAGTGGACAGAAACAGAAACCCATTATCGGCTAAAGATGGAAAAATCTATTCCGGGGCTTGGGTTAACGGTATTGTTGAAATCTGGGCGCAATCAAATAGCTACGGTAACGCTATCCGAGCAACACTGGTTACCGTCCAGTTCGTCAAAGACGGAGAATCTTTCGGCGGTGCGGCGCCAGCCACTGCGGATGGCTTGGACGATCTTGGATCGGATTTCGACGACGACGATTTGTTGTAATAGGTACGCTACTCCCGGCTTTAGGGTCGGGAGTATTTTATAGCGCCTGTAGCTCAACGGTAGAGCGCGAAACGTGAGTAGAGAACTACTCGGAGCCGCAAATTGCGGATAGGTTCCTTATTTCAGGCGAGTACCTGGGTTCGATTCCCAGCAGGCGCACCAATACTAACTGGAGAAATGAAATGCGAGTAGATAACGTAGAAGAAATAATTGAGCCGGGTGAAGCGGCACGAGTGCCGCAGCTATGTAAGACCTGCTCCGGCAGAGGATGGCGTTGGTCGGAGTTAGGTTTCGGCGATCTGTGCCGCAATAGAACAAAGCAAACGTGTTCGCTATGCGGCGGAACGGGCACACGGTGGTTCTTACAGTCCGGTGACGAGTAACCGCGCCTTTTAATTTTGAACTAGAGAACTAAAATGCGCACGTACCAATACCGCAGCCGGGTATGGCAAGATAGCCTAACAGGACGGTACCTGCAGTACCGGGTAGATGAGCTGGACCGTCCCGCGTACATCAATTTTGTAGCCAATTTAGAAGAGGCTACGACCCGAATGGTCCTCCCGGAATATTTCTCGACGCTAAACCTTAGGCCGATTGATATCGAAAAAACAATTTCGGTACGCGTACTGGAGAACGGCGAATTATGACCGATTTTCCTATGTGCTGGGGTGATACCGAAACCGGCTCACTCATTGACCTCAAAACGTGTGGCGGCTACAGGTACGCAGAAGATCCCAGTACCCACCTGCAATTGTTCAGCTACGCACTTGGCGACGGTGAAGTGAAGCTTTGGGATAAGCATTCTGGTGAACCGATGCCGGAGGATTTACATGAATACCTTCACAACCCTTCGTATATTTGGACGTTCCATAATGCTCAGTTCGACCGGCTAATCCTACGCCATTGCCTCAAGCTGGATATGCCTATTCGGCGTTTTCGCTGCTCGATGGCACAAGCACTCTCGCATGCCTTGCCAGGAAGCCTAGAAAAGTGTGGCGAAGTTTTGAACATCCGTGAAGATGCGCGGAAGATCAAAGACGGCAAGCGGCTAATGATGCTGTTCTGCAAGCCGCAAAAGAAAAAAGACGGTTCTATCGAATGGAAAACCCCTTTTACACACCCCGAAGAGTGGGAGCGGTATAAAGAGTACGCCATTACCGATACCGCAGCCATGCGCGAGATTACCAAGAAGCTGCCAAAGTGGAACTACCCGCGCGAGAACGAGCTGGAGTTGTGGTTTCTGGATCAGGAGATTAACGACCGAGGCCTGTATGTCGACATGGAGTTTGTTGATGCCTCCGTTCGGGAAATAGAAATCGAGAAAAAGCATCTGGCGGCGCGTACCCAGGAAATAACGGAAAACGAGGTTAAAGCCGCGTCCCAGCGCGATGCCGTTCTCAAGTACGTGTTTTCGGCTTTTGGAATAGAACTTCCAAACCTACAAAAAGCTACGTTAGAAAAGCTGATTAAAGACGACGAACTCCCAGAGAATCTTAGAGAACTACTGGAGGTCAGGCTATCCACTTGCACTTCATCTACCGCCAAATACAAGCGATTTCAAAAAGCGATCTGCGCTGGAGACCGCGTAAAGGGGACTATCCAATACGCCGGCGCGTCCAGAACCTCTAGGGACTGCCTCGCAGAAGGAACATTGATTGCTGTAAAAACGGCAGCGGGGGAGGTCATCGAGAAGCCGATAGAGAGCGTGCTTATCTCGGATAGCGTATGGGACGGCATCGAATGGGTGCCGCACGAAGGCGTAGTATGTAAAGGCGAACAAGATGTCGTTGAGTACGGCGGGATTTGCGCCACCCCAGATCATGTGGTATATTTAGAAGGTGGAAAATCTTGCCATCTATTTGAAGCTAAACTGGGGAGTTTAAAGTTATGGGAATCTACACCAAAAAACACTTAATTTATAAAATAACGGCGCCCGATAACATCGCGTATATAGGCGTTACATCTATGCCGATAGCTGAAAGGTGGGGGTATCACAAGAGAAGGGCGCTAATTCCTAAATACGCGGATAAGCCTTTTTATAAGGCTATACTGCATTTTGGCCCAGACGCTTTCACAGTAGAAATCTTAGAAGAGTGCCCGGATAGGGGCATTGCTAGTGAGGCGGAAAGAAAGCATATCGCACAACACGGACTAGATAACTTGTATAACGTGGTATCCGGTGGTTTAGGAAAAATAGCTCAAAGTGAAGCCGCTAGGTTGTTTTGGAGTAGTTTAGATGAAGACCCTGAAGCTAGAGCTGCGTACATTCAAAGACTTTGCGATGCTCAACAAGCTAGAGGCCCAGAGGCACATGCCCATTTGCCAAAAAGAGGACAGAAATGGCAAAAAGAAAACCCCAGAGAAGCGTACAAAATAGCGATGCGTGCTTTGCGCTGCGCTATGAAGGTAAACACAACAACGGGGGCGAAGCAGGCTAAACGAGATGAATTGGCAGCTAGACCTCTGAAGGAAAGATTACTAGCCAAGCACAAAGGCATACACTTATCCCATGCTAGAGCCACTACTAAAATCTGGGCGGGTAGATCCGAAGAGGAAATAAAAGAAATAGGCAAGAAGATAGGCGAGTCCCTAAAGAATACGTTGGCGAACGACCCAGAGCTAAAAGCTAAAAACGCGGAACTTATCGCGAACGCTAGGAAAAAAATAGATAGAGAGGTTCAAAAAGCTGCGGCCAGCAAGGGTGTGAAAAAGTTTTGGGAAGAACTTAGAAAAGACCCTATTCGGTATCGGGCCCACATAGACGCTAGAAAGGAATCTCTTATGAAGACGATAGACGCTAAAGGCATGAAGCGGAGAGAGAAATGAGGGCCAAGGTCTATGACATTATAAACGCGGGGCCTAGGCACCGATTCACTGCCAATGGGGTCGTGGTATCTAATTGTGGGCGAATCGTACAGCCACAGAATTTTCCAAGACCAACCCTTGAAGAAGCCGACATTATACCCGGAATTGACGCTGTAAAGAATGGCGTACAAGATTTATTGGGGTACGACACGATGGAATTGTGCAGCAGCGCCCTGCGATACGCTATCTGCGCACCAGAGGGGAAGAAATTGGTTGTGGCTGATTTAGCCAACATCGAAGGCCGTTTTTTAGCTTGGTTGGCCGGCGAAAAATGGAAGTTAGAAGCCTTTAAGAAATACGACACTTTCATTCTGGATGAAAACGGAAATCGGGTATTTGATAGTAAAGGGAAACCGAAACGTGAGGGGCCGGATTTATACGTCGCAGCTTTCGCAAAGGCTTTCCGTATGTCCATTGACGCTATAGGGGATAAGGAGAGGTCCATAGGCAAGGTGATGGAATTGGCTTTCGGGTTCCAAGGTGGAGTTGGCGCGTTTCTTGCTTTCGCAAATAAGATAGACCTGAATACGCTTCCGGATACGGTTCTTCCGTACGCCAATCCAGAGATTATAAGCGAAGCCGAGAAGTTTTACGAGTGGTTAGACGGAATGGATCGCAAAGAGGCGGAAAACAAAGCAGAAAAAAGTGACGACTCATTTTGCTCTTGGGAAGATTTCTACGAGCCAAAGAAAACTTTTGGGATGTCGAAAGACGTTTTCGTAGCGATAGACTGCTTGAAACGACAATGGCGTAAAGAGCACCCAGCGATCTGTAAGTTTTGGAAAGACGCTGAACAAGCGATGAGATACGCGGTGGAGGTGCCTAACGTGCCGTTCCCGTTTGGAAAATGCAAAGCGGTCCGCAAGGGGAAATGGGTTCTAATTGTTTTACCAAGCGGGAGAGTAATCCCATACCCTGGCATGCGAATAGGAAAAACCAAAAAGAAAGGTGATTTCGACGAAAACGGCGATATCGTTGAAGAAGACGACAGCACGCAGTCAGGAAAACTGGTGTTCAGAGGCATAAACCAGTTCAGTAAACAATGGGGCGATATTATGACAGGGGCTGGAAAAATCGCTGAAAATTGCACCCAGGCGGGCGCTAGGGATGTATTCAAGCACGGTGAAGTACTGGCCTCGAAAGAGAACTACGACATCGTTTTGAAGGTACACGATGAGCTGGTAACAGAAGTTCCAGACGCCCCCACTTATTCAGTAAAAAGGCTTTGCGAATTGATGTCCGTAGTGCCGGATTGGGCGGAAGGTCTGCCCCTCGCAGCGGAAGGAAAAGAATCTTACAGATACCATAAATAGCACTTGACACATAGTCTTCGGGGCTGTAGTATCAGCTCCGAACTATCAACAATCACCGAAGAGGAAACAAAATGAAATTCACGTCTTGCGAAATGTATTTAAGTCGCCCCGCCTTTGAAAGTCCAGAGCAGTATTTCTCGTATCATATGGACCGGATTTACGGTGAGGGTAGCTTAGAAACCCTACGATATAAAGTCGAAGCGCTAGAGGAAATCATAGGCCGCTTGCTAAATCACCTCTCCCTACCGCTAGACCAACTTAGCGACGTGGTAGCCGGGTACGATCAAAAACTGGAAGAATTGGACGAGTACTAAAATGAAAACTACATATGCGAAAGAATACGGCGTAAAGCTGTACAACCAGGGCTTCTTAAAATTCGGGCCCATGGAACAATGCGACTCCGGGGAGTGGGTTCGGTGGGATGACGTAGAACCGTTCTTGGAAGCCGCAGAGCTGCGGGTAGAAACGGCAATCGAAATGGAAAATAAAGCGGCGCGAAGCCGCGACCGGGCGTACGCAGAAGCCGAAAGCTGGAAGGATAAGTATTTTGCCGAATACGATACGAATACCGACCTCCCCAAAAAGCTGAACGCATGGCGGATAGTAGCCATCTTAAGCATAATCGCGATGTTGTGGGTGCAGGTATACAGCCGTTTGGGAGGTGTGTAATGCCCGAAATATTAGCCAGAACAGACAAAAGCCGCGTGTACCACAAAGGTTCACGCTATCTGGTATCCCAAGTCAGAGACGGGCATTTATGCCGAGTAGTTGTGGATGAAGCGGATGCGATGTTACTGATACAGGCGCCGAATATCTACTGGGACGCGCTTATCGATGACCTGATTACCACGCACCGAGACGTCGGAAGTGCCGAATATTTTGAGGTGAAACTCTAATGGTGGGGCTAGCGGACGTAAAAGAGGGCGACAAAATAGCAACGCCGGTGGTGGGGACCTATTGGACAGGGCTAAGACCTACTTATGAGCTGCATATAGTGACTAAAGTAACGCGCACCCAAGTAGTTACAAAAACTAAGAGGTTCAGAAAAGATACAGGACTGCAGGTAGGGGACATTGCTTTCGGCATTCGCCCGATTGCCATATTAGCCACACCGGAAATACTTGAGCAACATGAGGCGGAAGTACTTGCTTGTAAATGGCACCAGGAGGCCGTAGAAATTATAAATCGCCTAGGGACCAGAATACGCAAAAATGAATTGCCAGACGCTTATATTAAAGAGCTACGCGACAATTTTGGACATCTACTGGAGGAGGAAAAATGAAACAGTACCTCAATTTGCTCGAAGACGTTATGCAGAACGGTGTTCAGAAAGGCGACCGCACCGGTACGGGTACGCTCAGCGTATTTGGCCGGCAAATGCGGTTCGATTTAGCAAAAGGCTTTCCGCTGGTAACGACGAAGAAAATACACTTTAAGTCCGTTGTTCACGAATTGCTCTGGATGTTGTCCGGAGAGACGAACGTAAAATATCTTACCGATAACGGCGTGACTATCTGGAACGAGTGGGCCGACCCTGAAGACGGAGAGTTAGGTCCGATCTACGGCTATCAGTGGCGCAATTTTGGCGGAGAACCCTTCGGCGCGTATTCGGATGGGGTAGACCAGATAACCGATGTTATAGCGCAGATAAAAGAAAACCCGGATTCAAGACGGTTAGTGGTATCAGCGTGGAACCCGATGGACATCTACGATGCCGCATTACCGCCGTGCCACGTAATGTTTCAGTTTACCGTAACCAACGGCAAACTGAATTGCCATTTCACGATGCGCTCGAATGATGTGTTTTTAGGCAATCCTTTTAATGTGGCGGGTTATGCGTTGTTGACGCACATGGTTGCTCAGCAATGCGATCTTGGCGTAGGCGAGTTGGTTTACTCCGGCGTTGATGTACATCTTTATCTAAACCACCTAGAACAAGCTGAATTGCAGCTTACTAGAACCCCGTACCCGCTACCGCAGTTGCGGATTAAACGTAAGCCGGATTCTATTTTCGATTACCGAGTCGAAGATTTCGAACTTATCAACTACCACCACCATGCGGCTATCAAAGCGCCGGTTGCGGTATAAACTGGAGAACACCATGAGTAAAATTTTAGCCGCGTGCTACTACACGTTTTGGGTAGTCATAAGTATAGCTCAGGTAGGGGCAACCCCAAGTTGTGAGCCTTTTCCGAATACCACGCCGATAGTCATAGCTGCATTTTTAGGAATCGGGATGGCTCTGGCGTTTTTAGGAGGTCGGGATGAATAGAAAACATTACGCCGAACGCGATATCATAGCCCAAGGAAATTATTACATGCGGCACTTAATGGCCATGACCGCCGAAAAGCTGCACAGTAAGTCGGATATCGCTGCCGAACTAGCGCATCGGGATATGGTAATTGATGACCTAACGCGAATTGTATACGCGCTAAAGGCCCCGTGGCAGGATGAACACCCGGACCTCGTTAATTTCTGGAAATCTTTTGATATCGAGGCGATTAAATGAAAATCTCAATTATCGTTGCGCACAGCCTGCAAGGGATCATCGGCATCAACGGCAAGATTCCTTGGGATATACCCGAAGACCTAAAACGCTTTAAGCAGCTTACGATGGGCAAACCGATCATCATGGGCCGAAAAACTTTTGAATCGTTTGGTAGCAAACCGCTTCCAGGGCGATTGAACGTCGTGATTAGCCCGTCTAGGGTGGAGAACTACGCGTACGAACTGGAGCTAGGTGTATTGTGGACTGATTCATTGCCAACTGCCTTACGCTGGCTACAGTTAGTAGGCCGATACGAGGAAGTCTTTGTTATCGGCGGGGAACGGCTGTATCGAGAAGCTATCCCCCTGGCGGATACCATCTACCGTACCGTGGTTTTGCAAGACCCGCCTTTGAGCATCAGCGATTCAGACGAGGTGGCTTATTTCCCACGCGACGCGATGCGATTGAATCAATGGGATTTAGAGCGGATAGATTATCTGGCCGGAGGCCACAGAGCCGAAATTTGGAGTAGGGTATGCAACGACCTTTAACGTTAGACGTAGCTCGCTGCTTGGGCTGGAAGTGTAGCGACAAGTATAAATGCCAGCGGTATCTGACGATGGCCGTAGATAACGAGCACGATTACGCTTTAAGAAGCTACACGTCGTCGCTAAAGCTACCCGAAGCCGAAACCTGCTTAGGATTTTTGGAGGATAAAGAATGAGTTTACAAGCCGCTGTGTTCAGGCTGAAGCCTGATCAAGTCAAAGAGCTAGCCGACACCATGTACGAAGCTTGCGTCGCGATGGAGTTGGGCGGCAGTTACAAAGAAGTTTTTCGCCGCGCTAAGCACCGTAAAGTCGGCAGCATGCGGAAGATGTACGAGCGCATGGAGAAAGCGACGCCGAGGCAAATTAGTAGCATGGCCGACCATTTGATTGAGGGCCAGGTATGATTGATTTACAGCATGGCGACTGCCTAGAAGCAATGAAATCCATACCAGATGGTTCGGTAGATATGATTTTGTGCGATTTGCCCTATGGTACTACAGCCTGCAAATGGGATACCTTAATACCGTTCGAGTCGTTGTGGGTGCAGTATAAGCGGGTCCTTAATCGAAATGGCGCTGTTGTGTTGTTTGGTTCTCAGCCGTTCACCTCTGCACTGGTGTTAAGTAACCCAAGGTGGTTCAAGTACGAATGGATATGGGAGAAGAATCGCGGCAGTAATTTCGCAACAACGAAATACATGCCCATGAAAGAGCATGAGAACGTGCTTGTTTTCTGTGAGGGGCGCACGCAATACAATCCAATAAAGCAGGAGCGTGCTGAAGGCGGCAAGTCGAGAGCGGGGTACAAAATAAACGCTTCGAACACTGGAAAAAGAGAGGTCATGAACGGGTTAGTAGGAACCGACACAGGCTTTATCGACCCCAACTTACGTGCGCCCAGGAGCGTACAAAAATTCAACACAGAAGTTGGGCTGCACCCAACACAAAAGCCAGTGACATTATGCGAATACCTGATTCGTACTTACACCAATGAAGGTGAGGTCGTTCTGGATAACTGTATGGGTAGCGGAACTACGGGAGTAGCCTGCGTTAATACAAATCGGAAATTCATAGGCATTGAGAAAGATGAAACCTATTTCAAAATAGCAGAACAGCGAATTGCTGTCGCGGCGATGGGGGATTTGGTATGACTGGCAGCAAACATAGGGACTCAAGCCGTGTAATGCTGCTCGTTACACGCATGCTGGCTGAATCAGGCCCGCTGCACAAGCACGAAATCCGCACCCGCTTACGCCCATACAGCGGCACGATTGCCAATAGCGGGATTAACTACCTGCTACTTACTGGAAAAATCGTCGAATATTACGACGGTACTGTAGAATTAACAAAACCGCGTTGTGATAGGCATGAGTAGATCGCCAAAAGAAATCAAAATTGAAGAGTATTTCGTCAAAGAAATGGAAGCTGCGTTCCCCGGAGCGCAGATTCACAAATACGAAATACGCCGCTCGGAACCCGATAGAATATGCCTACTCCCCCGTGGTCGATGCGTATTCGTGGAGTTGAAACGTCCCGGCAAAGCTTTGCGGGAAGAACAAGAACGCGCAGCGAGGCGGTTGCTGGAATTAGGCTTCGAGTGCTACGTCGCCAATACCAAAGCTGACGTGGATGCGATAGTTAAATTATTGAAAACTGGAGAACGATAATGCCCATAAGATTTAATACCGCAAATATGCCCGCTGTTGTGGCAGAGGGTGATGAGATAAGGATCGCACCTAACCAAGTGGGAGATGGGTTTACCTTTTCCCTCTATAGAGACGGGGAATTTATGCTTAGCCAAAGCTTTGGGGCTCCAGTAGGACTAGGGCGAGCCATTGTTATAACCGGTATAAAAGTATCGGTGCCTATCAAGGCCGTATAGCTGGATGACAAATGACTACAAAAGTTACGTTAATAGCGGCCCCTATGGGGAGTAATAGATTCTTTGAATTACTTGAGGCGTCGCAAGCTTTAGAACTAGAGTACGGCGGCAAGGATTCTGACTACGAGGGTGTGGGGTTACGCGAAGGCGAACTCGTATACTGGGAAGAGAGTTCGACCTTTGTTATCGAACCGGTGCCGGTGCCAGAACTAGAACCTTGTAAGCCGGTATTCGATACCCCCTACACCGGCAAATGTAAGAAACTCAGAAGAGAGGCCCGAGGATGGAGATGACCGAGGAAATACCCGTGTACGCCAGTAGCGGAAATGTTTGGGAAGATTTAGGCCGGCCCGATGCCGATGAAATAAAAGCTAAAGCTCGCGCGGCGCAGCTAGAAGAACTAGCATCAGTAACACCGTGCTGCAAAGCGCCCATCATCCACTACCGGTCGTTCAACAAGAAAGTCTGTCCGGACTGCGGCAAGCAGTACGATTGGAATTTGAAAGAAGGCCAACCCCCACTTATAAAGGCTACACGATGAAAACACTTTTTATCCTTAAACGAAGATGTAATTACGGCGAGCCTTCTTACCCAATAGGGTTTACCTCGGGTCTTTACAATTCGGCCAAGTTTGTCTCCGATATGCTCGAACACATGGGCATCGAGTCAAAAGTAGTAGAGGTTGTGGACAATAACAGCATCGATGGTGAAGTTGCGAGCTATAAGCCAACTCATGTATTTATCGAAGCCCTGTGGGTAGTACCGTCTAAATTCGAGGTATTACAAAAGCTGCACCCAATGGTTAAATGGGTCGTACGCATTCACAGTAACGTACCTTTTTTAGCTAACGAGGGCATCGCTATAGATTGGATTAAAGGTTACGCTAAATTTGGTAATGTCCGGGTAGCACCTAATTCAAGGCTTTGCATGGACGATCTACGCGCCGTAATACCAGAGCATAAACTGGTGTACCTGCCCAACTACTACCAATTCGAGCCGCCTACGGCGCACATAGGCACTACGGACGACACTACGGTAAGGATAGGTTGTTTCGGTGCCATACGCCCGTTGAAGAACCAATTGATCCAGGCTATTGCGGCTATCCGTTTTGCAGCTACCATCGGAAAGAAACTGGAGTTTCACATCAACAGTTCCAGGGTCGAGCAGAAAGGCTGCAACGTGCTAAAAAATCTACGGGCGCTATTTAGCGACACCCCAGACAGGGTATTAGTAGAGCACAAATGGCTACCACGGAGCGAGTTTTTGGCCGTTATCGGAAGTATGGATATCAACATGCAGGTATCGTTCACCGAAACATTTAATATCGTGGCTGCTGATTCCGTCAACGAGTTCGTACCGGTAATCGTATCGGATAGCATAGGGTTTATATTACCTAACTGCTACGCTTTCCCTACAGACGGAAAAAACATTTCCGATAGGCTGCTGGATATCTGGACGGGTAACCGCAAGCATATAACGCATGTAAACTGGCTTAGCCTGCAGAAAGCTAACCTAGCATCCGCTAGAGTTTGGATCGAGTATATGATCAGCAGCACGATGTTTTTTGGCGAGTAGTGGGCATGTCGCTAACCCTATTTTGGGCTTTCTATGGGCTCACCGGCATCGCTATCGGCGTATTCTTTTGGGAGCGCTTCAAGGCGCTATTTCCTGACCTGGAACGGCAGGAGCGCAAATCTAAGGTAGGCGCGATAATTATGGTCGCTATTTTGTGGCCTGTGGTATTACTGTTTCAAAGCTAAAGCCTATTTCTGATATACTTCTTCGCAAGGCGTAGCACCCTAAAGCAAATAACTAATTTTTAAGAAGGCCCGTCATTGGTTGGACTATTTGCGTCCTGTGCTACCCGATGGCGGGCTTTTTTATTTGGAGACTGAGATTGTGGCGAAAGGTGAAATAAAAAAATTACCGGATGTTGAATACCTAAACGAGTGTTTTGACTACGACACCGATACGGGAATGCTAACTTGGAAATATAGACCTAGGCACCATTTTCCTAATTCAAACACCTATTTATCGTTCAAACAATTCGCAGGAAGGCAGGTAACGCATACGAACAATAAAGGGTACTATTGCGTGGTTATGGCCGGGAAGAATTACTTAGCCCATCGCGTGATATGGAAAATACTTCATGGGCTGGACCCGGAGGGTGGCATAGACCATAAAGACGGCAACCCGCTAAACAATAAACCTGATAACTTAAGGATGGCCACCCAATCACAAAATATGGGGAATACGGCGGCTAGAAGGTCTAACGGGACGGGCTTCAGAAACGTGCATCTGGATAATGACAGAGGGACGTACAGGATTAGGGTTTACGATAAGAACCGTAAGAAAATCATATATCGCAGATGTGTTACGCTAGAACGAGCCATAGAGATAGCTAAAGAGTTGAACTACCTGGTATATGGGGAGTTTTCAGGGTATAAAAGAGGTGAGTAGGGAATTTACGCCCCGCGCCTACCAGAACGCGCTTACGGATTTCATCATCCAAAATCAAAGGGTAGCGTGTCATGTGGATATGGGTCTTGGTAAAAGCGTATCGACACTAAATGCCTTAGATACCCTCAAATTGTTGGGTGACGATAGCAAAGTGCTTATCGTTGCGCCGCTGAGGGTAGCCAGAGATACGTGGCGCAATGAACTGCTGAAGTGGAGTCACCTTCAGCATTATACGATATCAGCTATCGTAGGTGATAGGAAACAGCGCGAGATAGCGTTACGAACGCACGCCGATTTTTATACGATCAATTACGAGAATTTAAAATGGCTGGCCGAAGAACTAGGCACCGGATGGCCGTTCCGAACAGTAGTATTTGATGAAAGTACCAAGCTCAAATCGCATCGTAGCCATTTCCGCGCAAAAAGTGATGGCACGAAGTACCTAGTCTGTACGGGAGGGACGAGGATAGCGGCTATAGCCAAACAACTTTTCACTAAGACTAGAAGAGTAATTCTGCTAACGGGTACGCCAGCGCCAAATGGCCTAAAGGATTTATGGCCTCAGCATTTCTTTGTAGACAAAGGTGAAGCTTTAGGTTCGTCATTCTCAGCGTTCGAGGACCGTTGGTATAAGATTGGTTACAACGGCTACGATAAAGAGTTGCTACCCTATGCGGAGGTCGAAATCCGTAAAGCGATAGCCCCTACTACCTTTACGCTACGCGCGGAAGACTACCTCGATTTAGGCGAAGAAATAGTCAATACCGTATTCGTCGATATGCCCGAGAAAGGACAGAAGCATTACAGGGAAATGGAGAAAAAACTTTACACCATTATAGAAGCTGGCGAGGTGGAGGCTTATACTGCCGCTGCCAAAAGCCAGAAGTGCCATCAAATTGCCAACGGTGCAATCTATTGGGACGACAAAGGTAGTTATGAAGAAATCCACGATGCAAAGATTGAAGCCCTGCAATCCATTATCGAAGAAGCCGCCGGGATGCCGGTCATCGTGGTGTACAAGTTCAAATCGGACCTAGCGAGGCTAAAAAAGGCGTTTCCGAGTGGAAAAGCACTTGACACGAAGAAGAAAACGGAGGATGATTTCCGTGCCGGGTTAGTTCCAATCTTGTTTTTACACCCCGATAGTGCGGGGCATGGTATTGACGGATTCCAAAACGTTACCAACATCCTGTGTTTTTTCAGTGTGGATTGGAACGGAGAAACCCGGTCACAAGTGATCGCGCGTATAGGTAAGGTGCGCCAATTCCAGGCCGGATTAGATCGGCCTGTTTTTATCCACCAAATCATCTGCCGCAATACGGTAGACGAAGACATCTTACGGCGAATTGACGAAAAACTGTCCATCGAGGACGCTTTGAAAGCCGGACTAGCGCGGAGGAATTTGAAGTGATTAAAGGAAAAGCTCTAATCATAATTGAGAAGCTCGATTCTAAGTGGGTGCCGTTTGACGTATCCGTTCATGTCCAGTCCGGAGGGCGGGACGGGTATTACGAGGAAGAAACTTGGAGCTGTTTATCCACTGATTCGCTACCCTGCCCAGATGCAGCCTATAAGTTAAAAGTTGGGGAAAAGATATGGGTCAGTGTCGTATACGTTATAGAACATCGCGTAGATTACTGGGGAGAATGGGATGTTAAGCTGCGCTACCTTAAGCAGCGAGTAATAAAACGGAGACGATTGAAATGAGCAATGGTACAGCGGTATTAGTAAATGGCGAGATAGTCGCGTGGTTTGCTAACTTTGACGAGTCGGCGGAGGACTGGTGCCGAGACAACCATTTTGGCAACTGGCTAACTTGGCGAGCTACTCCGCCTGAAACAATCCCGTTGACCACAGAAGAACAAGAGTTGGTTGACGCAAATGTAGCTAAATTCGCAGAATTTTTTAACCGGCCCGAAGAAGATGCGGAAGGTTTTGAGTGCGCAGCCGACGCCGGGTTAATTGGAGGAATATAATAGGTAATCAATTCGTATTGCAATGGCGGATATAGCGTTAGAAGCTATTGATTTGAAAGAGGAAATTATGTTTAAAAATATAGATATTAAAACACTCAAACTCGATGACTTAGTTGGTAGAAAACTGGACATTAGGTCATTCAAAGACGGCAGTACCGAACTTATTTGTGCTAAGGACACGGAAACTGGTGAAATTTTTGTAATCAAAGAAATACACCACGATGATTGCGCCGACAAGAATACGTAAAGCCTTATAACGCAAAAAGTAACCCGCGCTTGCCGCAAAGTGGATGCTGCCGTAGACCATATTTTTGAAGAATGGCTGTAATCCTATAGCCAATAATTGATTTACCCATAACCTAGCCAGGAGGCTAAATGAAAAAGCTGATGTTAACCCTTGTACTACTCGCTGCGCCATTATTGTCGCAAGCCACCGTAATCCCCTTTGACGCTACGCTGCCGGTATCCGCTACGCCACAGCCACCTGCTAATGTACTGGATTTTATACCCTCAACCTGTGAAGTGCTGAATGCGGATTTCGTCATCGACACCTCTATCATCAGCACCTCGTTCTGCGATGCGGGTATTTTTACCGCATCCGCCGCTACGATTGCCGCCAATGCGGTTCGGGTCGGTAATATCGCGGCTAGTACGTCAAGCCAAGCGCATGCGTACGTTATGCAGAAAGATGCTGCGCCCTTTACCCTAAATAGCCTATCCGTTAAATCCTACGCTACCCCAGCAGATCAGAAGATAAATCAGTGGGTAGTGGACGCCGTTAAGTCCGATGGATCATCGCTAACCTATCAGTTTCCAGGTGCCACGACTTCGTTTACCTTTGTGGATATGCAAGACGTTGTTTATCTGCATGTATACTCGTTTCGAGGTGCGTTTGACCTATATAACCTTGACGTTACCGCAACGCCTATTGTAGTGCCAACTCCGGTTCCGACAGCTACTCCGTCGCCCGTACCTACACCTCGGAAGCATCGCAACCGGGACCGCTAGTAACTATGCGCCCCGCTAGGTAAAGGCTTAGCGGGGACCGTACTGGAGGAATTTGAAATGGTCAGAGTAGGCTAAAATAGTGGAAGAAGATTATTACGAATACGAGGATAGCCAGGAGTACTCGATAGCCGAGATCTCCAAAAACCTGCCGGAAGAGCTATCGGAGGAATTGGCAGAATATGTTCAGCAGTGCGGGCTATCCGAACTGAGACAGCTTAATACCCTTATGGGTGGCGATGGCCAGCTTCGTCAGATGGTGATAATGTCCGAGTACAGCATCCTGCAATTCGGCGTACTACTGACTACGCTAAAAGAACATGACTTAGTTTTAGCGGACGACGCGAAAGAAGCGATAGGCATGATAGCGGATATCCTCGCCACACTAGCAGGGCATATGGAATTGCTACTTGCGCCAAAAATAAAACATTAACAACTGGAGAAAAAGATGAAAGATAAAATGGTTATATACCACGCTAATTGCTTGGACGGTTTTGCATCGGCCTACGTAGCATGGATGAAATTCGGCGACGAGGCTGAATACATTCCAGCGCATTATGGAAACGAGCCGCCTGACGTAACCGGGAAAGAGGCTTACGTTCTGGATTTTTCATATCCGAGAGAAACGCTCATCCGTATGTCAGAAAAAGCGAACAGCTTACTGGTGCTAGATCACCATAAGACTGCGCAAGCTGATTTAAGTGGTTTGCCTTTCGCTATCTTTGATATGGAGAAATCGGGCTGTGGATTGACTTTTGATTATTTCTACCCAGGCGAACGAACGCCATATTTCGTATCGGCTGTTCAGGATAGGGATTTATGGCTGTTTAAACTTCCGGAAACAAAAGACTTTTGCGCTGGCTTACGAACAGTACCCATGACTTTTAAAGACTGGCAGGAGGGCATGAACCTTGGGTACTCGGACTTAATCCACATAGGCCGAGTGCTCAACCAGCAATTTGATACTGAAGTAGAAGACCTTATGAAGAAAGCGCACCCCATAAATATCGCAAGCACCATCGAGTCGCCTAAAATTGGGCTGGCCGTCAACGCGCCCTCGAAATACGCCTCTGAACTCGGGAACAAGTTAGCTGAAAAATCAGGCGTATGCGGATTGGTGTACTCATTTGACGGGTCGCGCAACGAATGGCAATATTCTTTCCGGTCAATCGATTCTGGTATAGATGTTTCGGTTGTTGCTAAACGTTACGGCGGAGGCGGTCATAGAAATGCGGCTGGCTGTGCTACAGAGAAACTATTTGATTTTAGGGTTTGGTACCTATGAGTAGCGAAAGAGCGTGCGCGCTGTGCCGGCATAACGATGCGGTGGGTACTAACCCTCCATGCCTCGATTGCATAGCTCAGGGTGGTCGTCCACACTTCGCACCTAAAATACCAGGAGAAAAAATGAAATCAGATTATTGGCTAGAAAGACAACACGCGTTTAAGCGAGAAAAAGTCGAATCCGCTACCGATGTAGTAGCTAAGATCATGGACTACAGCCACCCGCTGTACGAAGCTTTTGGCGATGCTGTAAAGCAGCAAACAGAAGGTAAAGGTATGCGGCATGGCGGGTCGGTAGTTCCTTTCTTAGAGCAGCCTATATTTCAAATATCGAAGCATACCGGTGTAGGTGGGCTGATATTCCAGATGGTTAAGAAAGCCCAAGAAGCCTGCGGCAAAGACGACCAGGAAGCTTTTGAACGCGAGTTGCTGGGCGCATTAGTGTACGGCGGCGCGGCGTATCTGCACGTAAAGCAACACGGATTTAAAAAGGGGGAGAAATGAGCGAGTTAGCTTTTCAGTACATCGGCTACGGTTGCGTATTCCTAGCCGCTCTTAGGGTAGCGGACGTATTCATTCACGTTCTGCTCGGTATAATTTTGAGGTCGTTTAAGCTAGACGGCTACTACCATTTTGCGGTAGCTGTTATGTCGTACGAGCGAAAGTACACCGACTACACCACCGTAACAGGTACACGCGATGACAGCTAAAATTGAGCAGAAAATAACGGGTTACAAGGTGAAAACCGAAGAGGTTATCGCCCCGGAACCGGCGATTCCCAGCTACCATGAGTCCCATGAGCGGCCTGAAATCGTGCGCGGGAAGACCTACAAAATAAAGCCGGGAGATCATGCGTTTTACATAACGATAAACGACGCCGAGATTGACGGTGCATGGCGCCCGATTGAACTATTCGTCAACACAAAGGACGTGCGGCATTTTATGTGGGTGATGATCTTCAGCCGGCTAGTCTCCGCGATACTGCGAAAGGGGGGTCAATATGAGTTTATGATTGATGAAATGAAAGCCATTATCGACCCCGATACTGGCGGCTATTGGAAGAAAGGAGAAGGCCATGTACCCTCTTTGATCGCCGATATCGGAAATATTTTAGAAAAACACATAAAAGCACTTGACACAACAGAAACATGCCACTAATATCTGATCTCAAGTTAGGCCAATAGCTTAATATGTAAAAGCGACTCGGCCTACCAGAATCCCGCCGCCAGATGCGTAAAGTGCTGGCCCAGCCTGAGTGGTCATCAGGAAATGGGTGTAGTCAACCAAATAAAGAGACTCATGTACTCGACAGGCATTCGAGGCGATTTTTGCTAGTTAGGTTAAAACTAGCCGAGCTAAGGTATAGCTAAGACCTGATCCGGACTTACTTTTATCAGACGGTAGGGTAAATGATAATCCCGCAGCCTTGAAGCCGGTGGAACGGTGACGGAAGGCGCATAACCTGCACTCTCTTGCAACGATTGTGCTGCCGGATCAGTAACCGGCGCCTATAAGAGTTAGGCCAGTACCCGAATTGAATTTAACTACGTTTTCTGCCGAAAGTGTAGGGTACCGGCTTAACTCTTATAGGTAAGTGATTACCTATATTTCTATAACTTAACTGGAGAGCCTAATGGCAATCAAAACTTTAGACGACTTGGTAAACGCCATTGTGGCGAACAACGTGACCCTCACAAAAACAGCCGCGAAAGCTATTTTGCAATCCGCCTTTGCCTCAATCCAGGCCGAAGCGGATGCTGGTGAAACTGTTCGCATCCACAACTTCGGTACTTTTGTAAACAAAACCCGCGCCGCTCGTACGGGCCGTAACCCGGCTACCGGCGAAGCCATCGCGATTGCTGAATCGACGTCGCTACACTTCAAACCAACGAAACACAAGTAAAAACACGGCTCTACCGGCTATGGGGTTCTTTATGCAGTTCAATCCGGCGTTCCCGCTGCCCCAGGTGGCGGGTCTGTAAGCTCTTTGGTACAAACCTACTATTTCTTTTAACCGAGAATAGCAAGGTCGGAAATTTAAAAAAATGACTTTGGCCGCGTTTCAAAGTAAATGCGGCAACCATCAAGAAAGCCCTAATGACGACTGCGGGGAGTAGGGTCGCAACCCTCTCCAAAGATCGAGACAAAAGCCCACTACGCTGATTAGGGCTTTCTTGATGGCCGAAATAGCGCACGGCGCTAGACGATGTAGCAACATCGCAGCGACCATCAACCTAACAAAAACTGGAGAACCAAAATGAAGTTGATTAAAGCCTGCCGCGTCTATGCGGCTGAATTACCACCGGTTAACGAACTGGAACCCATCCTGGGGGCTAGCAAGTTCACCGAACTTACCGAGCTGCAAGGTGATGATTACGGTTTTGTACCTCTTCTTAACGATAGATATGTTCTGGATTTTGGTTGCGGATTTGCCTTCAAATTACGCTACGATCAGAAGATACTGCCGACTTCCGTTATCAAATCCCAAACCGATAAGCGCGTAGCTGAAATTGAAGCCACCGAAGACCGTAAGGTGCCGGCAAAAGAACGTCAGGCGGTCAAAAATGACGTTATCTTCACCCTGCTACCCAAGGCATTCGCTAAAGAGAATACCGTTACTTGTTTCTACTGGAAAAAAGATAACCTGCTGATCGTGCCGACAGCCAGCGCTAAGTTGGCGGATATTACTATTAGCGCTTTGATTCGCGCGGTAGGCAGCATCAAAACCCATACGATCCACGTAGACGGGATCAAGCAAAGTCTGACTTCAAAATTGAAAACGTTCCTGGAAACCGAGGTCGGCATCATGCAGTTCGATTTCGATAGCACGGTTAAGCTGAAAGCCGAAGAAGGCCGGGTAACTACAATTAAAGGTGTAGATTTAGCCGAAGCAAAAGAGGGCATTCTGGAGGCGATAGCGCAAGGCTCTTCTGTTGCTGAATTGGGGCTGTCGACCAGTACGATGTTCTTCCGCCTATCGCACGATTTTGTAATTCGTGGAGTATCGTTCTTCGGCGAAGACGAGCCCGATGAGTTTGACGACGAAGTAGATGCGTTCAAGCACCATGCGTCTTTGCAGACGATTATGATGTCCGATTCGATTTTAAAACTGATGGACTTGTTTGAGTACAAATCGCCCGAAGACGAGGGCCAAACAGTAGGATGACCTGATAATAGGTGGTATAGTAGCTACCGGCTTTGCGCCGGCTTCATAGGCGCATTTGTTTTCAATGTTCGCGTTCCAAGCAATGACGCGGCCTCAACTGTAGGTTAACCAGTGAAAATACTAACATTATTGTCGCTCCTTGCGATTTCAGAAATCGCGGAAGCGCGATCAATATTAGCGTCGTGGTACGATCACGGCAAAGTAACCGCCAACGGGGAGAAGTTTAACCCTGATGGCTTAACCGCCGCGCATAAAACGCTGCCCTTTGGCACGAAGTTGTGGCTGAAATATAAGGGCCGTAAAATAACGGTCAGGGTTAACGACAGAGGCCCGTTCATAGGAAAGCGGGAGCTAGACCTAGCCCGAGGTGCGGCTAGGCGGCTAGGGCTTACAGGGGTCGGTAAGTTGGAACTTTTGAAAGTAGTAAAACCCAAATTGGAGACAAATAGATGATAGAACTATCAGATGAAGACCGTGAGTGGCTAGCAGATCGAGAATACATTCGGGCGGCGCTTAAAGACTGTCGCAGTAGGCTAGGACATAAATATGAAGAAGTCACCTTGTTGTCCGATAGGATTGTAGAGTTAGAGGCGGTAGTACGAGAACTCAGTGCTAAGCTAGCAGAAAAATCAGGCCCGCTGCAGCCGATAAACCTATCCGAAAGCGAAGTAGTGGGGATGCTACAGCTCGCTAAAACTGAGGCCGAGTGGCAGCAAGTAGTGGAGAAAGTAAAATCCGCTTTTGGAGGGGTCCTGCCAGACTATTGGGACGCCGCAGAGAAGCGGGCGTTTAAACACAGCCAGCGGTCATTTATTGAAAGACTGGTTGACCGGCTATAGCAGAATGGCTCGTTCAAATACAGTAAGGCGGCTCAGGGATAGGGAGGCATTCCTAGAGAGCGAATTGGAGTATGTAAAAATACAGTTCAACTCTTGTAGAGCCGAACTACACGAACTAAAAGAATACTACCCAGATAAAATTGCGGAGTTAGAAAACGCGATACGGTGTTTGCTTGCCCAAGCGCACGAAGACATAGAGTGTGGATGGGTCCGCTGCGAAAACCTTGAACTCTCTGTGGCGAACCCGTATGGCAGTAAAACCCAAACTGGAGAAAAATAAATGGCTAGACCAAAAACAGTAAGGCGGCTCAGGAGGCAGGTAGCGTCACTAGAGGGCGAATTGAAGTACGTAAAAAGTCAGTTCGACGCTTGTAGGGTTGATCTGCATGATCTTCAAGGCTATTATCCGGATAAAATTGCTGAGTTAGAAAACGTGATACGCGATTTACTCGCACAGGTAGGCAAAAAAGAAATGACCGAAGATGAAGTAGTAAAATTGATGAGTTCCTCCCGATATGAGAGCGACTGGAACGATAAAGCAAATTCGGTAAAAGCGGCTTTTGGCGGGGACTATCCGGACTTCTGGTGTAGGGCTATCATCCAAAGTGGCGTACGGGCCGTAACCTCAATGTGGTGGTCGAAATGAATTACCAAACCCTGATAGACTCGCAGAACGAAGCGGAACGCTTTCCGCAGAGGAAGCAAATAACTATTGGCGGACTTACTAACTGGAGAATCGAAAATGATGTACCAAACTTTACTAGATGTTGAGCAGGAAGCTAAAAAATTCCTTAAAATAGTAGAATCTACTAGAGCGGCCCACGCAGCCATGCTCGCTAATTCTGGACTAGACATGGATTACCTGTTCGTGTCTGGAAAAACTTCGGGCGCTTTGCGAAGATCGAGCATGGACTTGACGCGCAAACTCGCTGATCTAAGACAGAACAGATAAGGAGAAAAAGAAATGAGTATCGAAGAATTTGAATCGCAAGATGAACTAGATGACGCTTTTGACGCAGATACGGAGTGGGAGATGGCGCATCAGCGGTTGCTAAGCGCCATTAGCGCTGCCGAGCGGAGAGTGGACATTGCGGAAGATGAGCTAGTCGAGGCGGAAGATGAGCTAGCCGAGGCTGAAAACGAATTAGCAAGTTGTGAAGCCGAAGCAGCTAGGCGCCAAGAAATCCTCGATGATGCTAAGATAGAGTTAGCGGAGCTTGCGCAAGAGTTAGACGAGCACCTAGACAGCAAAGACTCAGAATATCCATGAAACGTAATCTCGGCCTTTGTTATATAAAGTCAGCAAGAAAACTTGGTATTATAGCCTATTCGTGCGACGATATTTGCTCGGTTTTGGCTTTTAATGGCGCACATAAAGCCTACTGGAAAAGTAATGTTATTATGCTCTTGCCGCTTCCAGAACGCTGGGTAGCGGTATTGGCTAAAAAGATGTAAAAGTTTTCTCCTAACTTACCCAATGCGCTCCGGTAAGTTACCTCTAAAGCCGCTTTCGAGCGGCTTCTTTTTGTTCCGGAGTTTCTAATCGTCGTCGACATCCTCGAATATGTTGGCTTCCTCGGCCAAGTACTCCAACTTGCGGTTTATCGTGTACCCATACGTATCCCGTTTTTTCTCGGTACCAAGGATTCCTTTACTAGATCGGATAATATTTTCCATCGTAATAGGCCACTCAGGATGTTTCTCGTTCCACTCATCTATACGGTCAGCATCTAAATCTACCCCATGCGCTAACTGCCATCCTAGGTCGAACGTGATGCTTCGTCTGGTAGAGGATATGGCCTGCTCGGCACCCTTTGCCATTTGAGTTTCGATACGCTGCTTATTCAATTCGGAATTGCCGAAACCGATGGCCGCGATAGCTGCCTCAAAAGCCGACATCTCTTTTTGCTGGTATCCTTTTAAGTTAGTAGCGCCTTCCGCGAAATACCTACCACCTTTAAATACATCACCTAGCGCTTTTGGCATCAGCTTCTCGAAACCTCGCTCTATCTCGCCGTCTAGGATCAATTTTCCAGCGGTAGCTACATTGCTGATGCTGCCACCCGTCGGGCCTAATATTTGAACCAAATAATCCAAGCTAGGATTCATCGAGTCCGAATCGATCATAGGGCTTCTGACCAGTATGTTAGATAAGTCTAACCGCCCACTAAGCGGAATCGGAGAGTACGCATCGAAGAATCCATTCGTCAACGCTAGGGCTTGCTTAGCACCGACAATTGGCGTTAAACCTTTCAGCAGGTCTTCCCGTAAGTCTTTTTTCTCATCATCATCACCTGTCATACCATAGACAGCCATCAACGTACCCATGAACGGCAAACTCAAGGCTCCTGCCATGGAGGTTTGGATAAACGTTAGCGCCAGGAAGGACCGTAAAGCTTCTTTTTTAAGCTGCTCGGCTTTCGCAAATTCAGCATCGCCCTTCTCACCCTCAGGGAACAAATCCCGCGTAATACTACGTTTGGCATCCATGAACGTCTTAATGTAGTTGTAGAGCATGCCTTGCATGTACTTTTTAAACTGCAAAGTGATACGCGCTATAGGGCCCCTAAAAATACGAGCCGCAACATCGGCAGAGTAGTTCATGTTCCCGCGATTATTGACCCATTCGGCGTAGGATATGGCTTCCTCGAAAGCGTAATTTTCCATTTCCGCTTCTGAAAAAGGCCTCGTAGCTCTGCCTGCCTCGTCGTAATGATATTGCTTTTCATTCTTCAAAATCTGCTCGTAGCGGAGAGAAAAAGCCGCGTCCAATGTGACTTCCCGATTCAGGCGTTCCATGTGGTGAAACATCCACCCACCCTGTTTGGCGAGTTTGTGCAGCGCGCCTGCTTTTTCCATGCCGCCTTCAGCAACACCTATAAGGTCAAATTGCTGAGTTCTGGAAATCGTACCGTCCTGCTTACGACGCTCCAATGCTTCTTTACGCTTATTCAGCGCGATATACTCGGGGGTCCGCATACCGGGAATGCCCTGCTCGTCACGTATTTTAGCTAGCTTACTATCTAGGAGTTCGGTAATAGAATAGTTGCCGTCTTCATCAGTCATGCCGCCAACGCTAGCCGCCATGAAGTCCTTATACGCGGTAGAAAGGGCCGATATGGTTTTCGTAGCTCCGAACTTGCCGTATAACATTGGGGCGACCACGTTCGGTACCTGGATAGCGTTCATCACGGTGGACGACACGCCGAAGCCAAGCATACCAAAAAAGTTTAGGTTGGAAATTTGCATCGCCAGTTGGTCTAACGGAGAAGACGCGGTGTTCATCATTGCGTCAAAAGTCAACGTCAATTCGTCAATGACGTTACCCGCAAGATTCTTGTCTTCTTCCCGAACACGTTTTGCCCCTTCGACAATGTATTTTATCTTTTCAGTTAGCGCGTCTAATTCTTCGTCTGCCGCCGAACTGTCGAGGCCGACCATGCCTTTTGATTTGCCGGCGGTATCGAAGGCTTCGTGTTCGGCACCACCTATTAGGTCAATTACTTTAGCCGCTTGGGTAAGCATCGCCTTGTCAGCGTCTTTTTCCTTTAGCAGTTCTTTTATTTTTCCTGGCGCAGCTAACGTAGACCAATCCGATTTTAGGAACTCGATAGCCCTAAGTTTGTCTTCTTCCGCAGCTAGGTAAGCAGGGTTTTCCCAAAGGTGCTTCATTTCTTTATGGTCTTCAAGAACAGTGTTTAGCTGTTCTCCATAGATCATATTAGCGATCTGCGAAGCCGAGTGGTGCATACGGCTAGCGAAAGAGCGCATCACATCGGTTTCTGCGCCTTTCGTACCCGTACGATGCTGCTGCGCATGGCGCATAGACACGTCGGGAAGCATGCTTAAATGAAACTGGTATACCGCGTCCATCAATGCTGTTCTTTCCGGAGTATCGGCCATCTGGTTCGCGATAATCTCCTGGATGCTGGCGGTGTATGAGTCGGCGGCACCTATCGTCGTTAGCGCGCGCAAATTTTCCAGCATCCTACCTTTGGCTAGTACGGTACCGCCTTTTGCCTCCAACATGGCTGTACGTTTATCACGGGCTTTCTCCGTTTCAAAATGTTCCCGGTACTCCACCAATTTGCCGGTAGCCAAATCTTTAATCGTGCCGTAATACCAGAACTGCCCAAAACGGGTAAGCGGGGCGTAGTACCACGCTAGCGAATTATTTTCGTAGGTCTCCCGCATATGGTTGACCATCTGCTGACGGATCTTACGGTTCTTGATGCCATCGTCAATTCGGCGAATAATTTCGTCCAATTTTTCTCTCGAAACCTTCTCGAACAAGTCGTGCATCTTTTGATAGAGTTGCTGGGCTTCTTTAGGCATGGCTAGCATATCGGGGCGCTGCGCCGCATGAAACTCTTTTCGGGCCTTATTCTCTGCGGTTAGTTTTGAATTCGACGCGTTGGCATTTTGCCTATCTACCACCTCCATGAGTTTTTGGTAGAATGCTTGCGCCTCCGCTTCGCCGCCTTTTATTAGGGCCTTCGTACGGTCCATCTCGGGTAGATTTCTGGACTTCAGATACTCGTTGAGCGCCTTTCTGGAAGTTTGTGATAGCTTGTCTTGCGTGTAGACATGAAACAGCCCTTTTACGCTACCAGCAACCGCCTCTATCCCGCTCCACGCCTTAGCGATATTCACATCGGAATCCGTAGAATCATTTACCATGCGGTTGAACTTCTGCAAAACGGGGCGCTTAAATTTATCCGCGATAGCGATTAGGCGGTCGGCTTCACGACGGTAATCTGATATTTTAGCTTCCCTATCACGCGTCAAGGTGCCGAAAGCTTTTATGCCTGGGATAGACTGCGCCGTTATCTCGATAAGATGATCAGACCCCAAGAAAGCTAACGCCGTTTTCTGTACCGTATCCTTAGCCTTCAGTAATTTTTGGTGAACCTGCTCGGCCCATGCCCGCTCTTCCGAGTACCGAGCTTTCTCAAAGGCTTCTGCCCCCTGATCACTATCCGATGCCTCCACGGGCCTAGAAAATCTAACGTCTTCCCCAAAACTAGGCGATTGGTTGTCCGTCAATTTGGCCTGATTCGAGTCGAAGATAACAGCGTATTTTGCGTCTTTTATGTAAATACCGTCGTAGCCTTGTGCGCGTAGCTTTTCGCTGAACTTAGCCGCGCCGGCTGCGTCTTTAAACGTATCGTCAAGCTGCCATGAATTCGTAATATATGGTTTCTGTACGGAAAGAAAGACTTCTTTTACGTTACCGCCGTAGCTCAGGGCTTCCCCTTTATCTTCGGTAAAGAAATGGCCTAATCCCGCTGTAGGATGCACAGTGCCCGTAGCTAACCGGTTTCGGTCGAATACCGTAAACTCATTTTGCGACCCGTGATAAAACTTTATTGGTTCGCCGTTGCGTACCATTTTGCTCTTGCCAAACCAGCGATTCCACATCATGGATCGCGCTTCAGGGGCACGGGAAAATCTGATGTCCGCGTTCTCTGGAGAAAACGCACCAGTATTGCCGATAGCGGATTTGATTTGTTCCGGCTCAAATACGATAAGATTTTTTATGCCTCGCTCATATACTTGCACTCCTGTATATCCGCCGTAATCCCTAAGCTCCTTAAGGATACCTTCAAGGGCGAACCACCCACCTTTTTCCATCTCGGCTTTCCATTCGCGGGGCATAGGTTTTTTATATCGGTCCTCGAACGCTATCTCGGCGTCTTCTATACCCTTTTCGTCATTAACCCAGACGTAATCCGCGTTCACATATACGGGCATAACATTGCCGCTATCGCCGCGTGACGCGTATTTGCTGGCGAAGTCTTTGTCGAAGGATAAAGATATTCCGGAATCAAGAGAGGTTCGCCTACCTTCGGCTCTAACTGCGTCTGGATCAAAAATATTGAAGCTAGCATCCGTACCGTGATAAACCACCTTCGGCCTACCCTGCTCGTCAACGACTTTAGAATCACCAAACCATTTCCAGAAATTCCGGATACCGTCTTCGGTCTGATGAATGAGTTGTCCGTCGCTGTTCGTAGTGGGTCGTTCTACCCCATCAACATTGATAGTTTTGCCGATACCCGCGTCTCGCACACTTGCCATCACTTCGCCGCCGTACAATCGTGGTTCGTTAGCCGCAAATCTGCCTGACGCGCTTCGCAAGCTTGCCAATAGCAATTCGTGCATATCGTTTTCGGTAAACGTGCCAGTGATAAAGCCGCGACCTAAGCCACGCTCTACCAAGAACGCTTTGATCTTGGCCAGAATACGGCGATACCATGGTGCTCTAGGATTGATTTCGCCCAGCTTGGCGATGACTTCAGAAATGAACTGCCGGCTACCGACTTCAAGATACTGCGCGCCGGGAATAACTTCAGCCTCGTTTTCTGGCTTAGCATATAGCCGTTTTACTTCGTTCCAGACTCTTTCGGCTTCAGAACCTTTAATTTTAGCTCGGTTAGTAATTTGATTTTGTAGGGCTGCGTATTCCTTAGCCCCGAGCATCACTTCAAGATTAAAGTGTTCGCCCAATTCGTGTATCAGCACCGGAACTAATCGCGCTTTAGAAGTTGTCAGTAGGTTTACGTAGATTACCCCTTTATAGTAAACCGCTTCTTCGTCGCCTCGTAACTGCTGCTTAACCTCTTCTGGCCAGCTTCCAAAGCCTAGCGTGAACCTAAGTACTTTTTTGCCTACTAGGTTCTTGATGCCGGGGCCGAACTCTTGGGTTAAATGATTTTCGGCTTCCGCTTGGTTTTGAAAGGTATCGAGGCTGGATTTTTCTTCCGCTACTTCCTGCCGAGATAGGGCAGCTACCGCCTTTAAAGGAAATTTC